ATTTTAGGCTTAATCGGTGTTTGGTTTGGTTATGGCACCATTGATATCTTATTCAAACAAGTAGCCAAAAGCGGGGGAGCATTCCCAACCACATTATTAATCGCTTTCTCATTAGCCGCTTGTGTCATGTTCCTGTATTTATTCCTAAAACGCACTCAGTGGACAGTGCCAAGCTTTATTGGTGGAATTATTTTAGGTATATTGAATTTCTTCAACATCCTGTTTTACATTAAAGCGCACCAAAGTTTCGGACAAAACCCAACCTTAGTTTTTGCGGGAATGAATATTGGTGTTATTTGTTTAGGTACCATCACCGGCGCATTTTTCTTCAAAGAAAAAATCAGTAAAATTAACTGGTTTGGCGTGATTATCAGCCTTTCAGCAATTTTCTGTTTATATTATTTAGATAAAATTTTGGCTTAATTATGGCAAACAATTTTAGTTTTTTTATCTACGATTACGAAAGTTTTGGTACTAATCCGGCAAGTGATCGTCCAGCTCAATTTGCCGGTATTCGTACTGATGCAGATTTCAATATCATTGGTGAGCCTGTTATGTTGTATTGCAAGCAAACCAATGATTATTTGCCCGCCCCGGAAGCCGTAATGGTCACAGGAATTACGCCACAAGAATGTAATGAAAAGGGGATTCCTGAACCTGAATTTGCCGCAAAAATTCTAGCTGAGTTTTCACAACCTAATACTTGTGTGATGGGTTACAACAACATTCGTTATGACGATGAAATGACTCGTTATACCTTTTACCGTAACTTCATTGATCCCTATGAATATAGTTGGAAAAATGGTAATTCTCGTTGGGATTTACTGGATTTAGTGCGCGCCTGTTATGCTTTGCGTCCTGAAGGCATTAATTGGGCCTATGACGATGATGGAATGCCAAGCTTCCGCTTAGAAAAACTAACCAAAGCAAATGGCATTGAGCATGAAAATGCCCATGATGCAATGGCAGATGTGTATGCAACCATCGCCATGGCTAAATTGATCAAAGAAAAGCAGCCTAAATTATTTCAATTCTTCTTTGAGCATAGAGGTAAAAAGGAAATTGAGAAACTGATCGACACAGCTGAAATGACACCATTAGTGCACGTTTCAGGCATGCTAGGGAATTATCGCGGTAATTGTGCTTGGGTAGCACCATTAGCATGGCATCCAACTAATCAAAATGCCGTCATCGTCTGTGATTTATCTGGTGATATTGATAATTTGCTCAGTAAAAGTGCGGTTGATTTGCGACAAGATTTATATACCAAGAAAAGCGAGCTAGAAGAAAGAGGAGTTCCATCAGTCCCACTAAAATTGGTTCATATTAATAAATGCCCAATTTTGGCTCCTGCAAAAACGTTACTACCAGAAAATGCAGCTAGTTTAGGGATAGACAGACAACATTGCTTAGATAATTTAGCAAAATTGCGCCAATCCTTAGATATTCGTGAGAAAGTTATTGAAATCTTCTCAGAAGAGCGCGAATTTGAGCCGAGCGATAATGTAGAAACTGAACTTTATAACGGTTTCTTTAGCAATGCCGATAAAAACAATATGGCTATTTTACGTGATTTACCACCTGAAAAATTAGCTGTTCATGGTTTAGCATTTGAAGATAAACGAATTCCTGAATTGTTATTCCATTATCGTGCAAGACATTTCTACAAAACCCTAAATCGTGCTGAGCAAATCAAATGGCAAAAATATCGCCAACGTAAATTAGAACAAAGTGCGGTTAAATTTGAAGAAAGTTTACAGCAGCTAGCAGAGGAATATTCGAATAATCCAAGCAAACTGAATTTACTGCAACAGGTTTATGAGTACGGAGCAAAACTGTTATCTTAACCTTATACATATCGTGACACAGTCACACAAATACCATTCATCAAAAACGTAAATCTTAATCCCTGAGATTTACGTTTTTCTTTTTTTAATCTGATGATATTCACCTAATAAAATAACGCAGAATTCACGTAGCGTTGTCATTATTTGATACACATAAACTTCTTTATTTTTTCTTTACATTACATTTTTATAGTGTATAAATCATTATTTAATCTTGTTACAAGACTTTGCCTTACTAGATTTTACATTGCTTAAGCAGTATTCGTGACCTGTGCATAACTCTGTGATCTTATTAATACGTAGCCTCCACTAACCTTGTAATTGATTTCGCATAATGATTTTCGGATTATGTTACAATTTGAAGTGCGGTATAATTGCGCAGCACCGCACAAAAATTTACACATAATCCGCCATTATGCGAAATTTTAAGTTATTGAATTTATGTCAAATATTACCATTCAGCATATCACGCCAAGACATTTTTATGAGGCAGTGAAACTTCTTAAACAAACTGAGCATAATATAAGATTTAGCTATGATACGGTTGAAATTCGTTTTGTTTTTGATAGATTGGAAACTGCAGAACAGACTCAAGCAAGATTTGAGAAAATGGAACACTTGGGGGAGTTTTTAAAGGAACTGACAAATTCATCAGTTCCTATTGATTTAGAAGAATTTATAAAACAATATAGATATCAATCAGGGAAGAAATTTTTCAGATAGCTAATATTTATCTCTATCTATATAAAAATATCCTATAAAAATAAGAAATATCGCTATTCCAAAAATCCATTGCCATAGGTTTTCTCCATACCATGCATACATTCCTTCACGACAAAAATCCAATCCGCCACGGGTTGTCTTTTCTCCTTGTGCAATACATTGATAAGCTCCAGATTTCCAATTTAAAATAGGAACTATCACTCCTATATAAAAGCTAATGGTAGCAGTCAGCCAGGATAATCTTGTCCAATTTTTATCATATGATTTTAACAAGACATAGACTGAACCTATGAGTAATATCCAAAATGGAAATTTGCTAGAAATTGATTGTAGTATAAAGCTTAGTATGTTGTTGGTATTTTGTAGAATATCCATATGAATTTCCTTATATTTCAATGGTTATTTTTGTTCAAAAAAAGTTCGGGAGTTCTGTAACACCCGAACTTTACCGCAATATTCTGCGGTTAAATTGGTAATCTTCCTGTATTTTCTAACCAGTTTTTTAGAAGTTCATTACTATCTAGAATTGATTTTATATAGTCTTTATCCTCATAATCAGCCGTAGCTATCAAATAATTGTCTATAATTAACTTTAATTGTCTTTGATAACTATCTTCATCAGGATATAAATCATACGTTCTCATACCTGAGATGCCAACATTAGAACTTATTAATTCAAAGTATTCTCTTGCCATTTTTCTAAAAAACAGCTCTTTTTCTTCATTGCATAGATTGTTAGGAATGGAAAAGAAAATATTTTGTTCGTGATGCAGTGCTTCAGGAATGGGGAAATCAAGAGTAATCTGAGATTCTTCAGGAACGAAGAAACCTTCTTCACCTAGTTTCTTAATTACAGTCTGATTGATTAACTCAATGTTTTTTTTACTAAGTTGTCTAGTATCGTAAGAGAGTCTGAAATATCTCATTTACTTTCCTTTTTGTTAGCAAAATTAATGTAATCATCGTCTGTTACGTTATCTAATCCCTTCTTAATTAAAATCTTAAGAATTTCAGTATCTTTTATACTCATTTTGGTAAGCACAACAGCTTTTACATGTTCTTCTTGGACTTTTTTCCATGTTAGATCATCAATGTGTTTTGTCGGCATTTTGTGTTCCCTATTTCTACTTATGAAAAAAATAATATCATTTCTTAGAAAAAAAGAAATTATTTTATTGACATCTAAGAAATGAGATTATTATAATTTAGTGAAATCTAATTTCTTAGAAAAAAAGTTTTTCTTTTTTGAGGGTTACTTTGTGAACTTATTTATTGACTGGTTAGAGATAGAGCAGGACTTTGGGGTAGAAATCCCTGAAGAGCTTTTACTCTCTATTTATGGTCAATATTTAATGGTTGTTACTGAAGGCGGTGAAATTCAAAAAAGTAGAGTCACAGGTAAATACCATCATAAAGGCAGCTATTGTGATGAGGTTAGTATTAAAATCTCGGGTTCTGTTATTCGTATGGCAGGAAATCCAAGTAGATGGGGTCGAGTAGAAAATGTTTTTGGTTTTGATACTGTAGATAGTTGCGTTTCCTGTTTTAATTCAATTCTTTCCTCTCTTAAATTACCAATCTTTACTCGTTGCACTGAAATTTTTTATCGCCAAGGCGAAGATGGTTCTAAGGTCTCAAAATTTTCTAATGGCGCAATCATTAAACGTTTAGATATTACTACCAATAAAGCTGTTGGTAAGGGTAATGAGCGTACATTTCTAAAAGCCTTATCACAGATGCGTTATAGAAATTCTATTGGCAGACTTCATACAAATGGTTGCACCACGGATTGGCTTAGTGAAAAAGGAAATGCAAATTTAATTTATCCAAGCTGTTATATAAAACACGAAGAAATGCGAGTTCATTCTTATGACAAGATTAAGCGTAAATTTGGTGAAGAATCAAAAGAGTTTAGATATTACAGAAGTGTTTACGAGTATTGCAGAGAAAATGGAGTAGTCCGTTTTGAGCAAAAATTAAAATCAAGATATTTGCAGCGTGAAAATTTATGTTATTGGGGAATTAGTGATTTTTCAGTATTAGAAAACTTACAGAAGGAATTTACTGACATGTATAAAAAACTAAATGTAAGTCAATATGATTTAGAAACCATTGCTGAACAATTAGTTTCTCAAGGGATTGTTGATACATTGAGAAAAGCAACAACTTCAGCATATTACGCAATGTTATGGGCTAGTGGCAAAGAGTTAGGCCTAAAATCTCGTCAATATGAAACTCATAGAGCAAGATTAAGAAAAATAGGTATTGATATTGCCAATCCTTGCGATGTTGAGAAATTCCAAGCAGTTAGAGTTATTGCCTGTGAAAATATTATGGTTCGGCCATTTAAAGCCCCTGATTTTTATCAATTTCCAAGTAACGCTCCTCAGTTACGTTTTGTTGTTTAATAAATAAGTCTTTTCATCATTAATTAGGAGAAATCAATTATGCGTACCGGATTTTATATTGTAGGTATCTTAAAAGGTTATAAATCTTCATCTTTCACTAATCGAGAGACTGGAGAAGTAAAAGATCGTCATAACATGGGGGTTCAATTACAAGAGCCTGATGGTTATGGCGGCTATAACACGTCAATTCAAGAAATTAAGATTGATGATCGTTCTATGAATGATGCGTTAAGAAATACGATTAATCGCTTAAAGGATAAAACAGTAATGGTGCTTGTTTATCCTCGTGAATGGGCTATGGAAAATGGCCGTAAAGGTATCACTTACAATTTTGATGAAAGTTCAATCATAGAAGAATTGAAATAATGCGTGAATTTATAGAAATGGTAGGGGCAAGTTTTATTGGTTGTAGTCTTGCTCTAACAATTTTTTATTTATTGGTATTTCATTTATGAGTAATGAAATCGAGATTACAACTAAATTTTGCCATCCGTATATGAATTTTGGTGGTGATGGTTGTAATCAAATAGTTTTGAAGATACCGCAAACAGAGGCAGAAAAACTTGTTGAGTCTGCCCAAGTTTACGGTACTTCAAATAAAGGTGGTGCACAAGAATTTCAGTATTACCCTGAAATTTTTGCTGCATCGTTTTCAATAACATTAGGATTTTGGTTGATTGCTAAATTCGGTGGACTGATTTTAGAGACAATCAAAAAAGCCTAGTTAATTGAGGTTTTTATTATGTTTAAATTTTTAAAATCTGCAACAACTAAAGTTGCTTTAGGTGCAGTCGCATTAGTTCCTGCATTAGCAATGGCTGAACAACAAGCAGTTGATTATACAGCTTTGACTTCAAAAATTGATTTCAGTGGAGCAATCACTGCGGTTTTATCTGTTATTGGTATCATCATTGGTGCATTGGTTGCCTGGAAGGGTGGTCAATGGATTATTAAAGCGGTTCGTGGTGCTTAATAACGAATTAAAGGGGCTTTATTGCCCCTTTAATTTTAAGAGGTAATTATGTGGCAAATTTTATTTTTTTCGTGGGGAATGTTATGCGCTTGGGCAGTTATTCGTGGCATAGATGGGTAATTTTTCCCTTTATTTTCCTATCATTTTCAGCATTTGCAGACAGCACTATAACAAAAGATAACATAGCAAAGATCTTAACAAAGGATTTGCTTGAGCGATCTTATAGCACGACTAAAAATTTACCGATGACATTAGATGATGCACAAAAATTACAACGTGCGAATGCCTTACGAAAAATCGCACAGAAAAGTACAAAAATGGCAGAAATTTTGGGCAAACGTAACCCTTGGGGCGCAGTTATGGTTGCTGCTGGTGCGGGGCTTTTAGTTGATGGAGCAATAGATAAAGCCTTTGAGATGTTTACAGATGCGGAAAAAGACGAGAATGGCTATTTTGTATGGGTTGTTAACCCTATTACAAATATGAAAGAGAAATATTATTTAGAGGGAGATAAGCCAACAAAAACAGCACCAATTTTTGTTTATAAGACAAAAACTGAAGTATTTATCTTTTGGAAAAGTTTAGCTTATCCAGAATGCGGTAATGAAAATATTGATGATGTTATTGAATGTGCTGTTGAAAACTATGCTGATTCTGGTTTTATTGAAATGCGTAATCCCACAATTAAAAATAAGAATCTTGTTAGTCAATCGGAGACAAATAGGATTTATCAAGTTACTTTTGATTATGAGTTTGGTGAAAATAAACATGAAGAAGCCGTATCAACTTTTATTTTTAATGGTGAGAAACAGGAGAGAAAAGTAACTAAAAAATATGAATTAGGAACACCAGAGGCATTAATTAAAAATTTACCATCTGATAAGCCTTTAGTTGTAGGTGAAAGTAATATAGAGCGATTATTAAAAGAGTTAGTTACATTACAAAGTAAGGAGTTTGATAGTGATGAACGTAGAATAATTAATTTTGCATTCTCACCTGTTAATGCTATGCAATCAGATATTTTGAAGGGCCGTGAATATTTAACTAAAGAGGATTTATTAAGCTTTAATTATTCTCCTGATATGTTTGATGATAAAAAGACATCAAAACCTATCAATCCATCACGGCCAAGTAACCCTGGGGCCAGTAGTAATAATACTTACTCCAATAAACATGATGAAGATAATTATGGTGATCCTAATTATCCTAATTTAGAACCTCCGACAGCACAGCAAATTTTAGAACCGTTTAAAAAGTTTTTTCCTGAGTTTCAAAATTTAACTATTCAAGGAAAAGCAACACAATGTCCAACTTGGTCTTTTAATGCGCTAAATCATACCTATACGATAGATAGCCATTGTCCGATTTTAGAGCAAAACAGAGCAATTTTGGGTGCGTTATTTACACTGATTTGGTCGATTATTGCTATTCGTAAATTATTGAGTGCTTAGAGGTAGTTATGGGTGGTTTGATTTTAAGATTATTTAGCGGTTTTTTAGGGTTTGTTTTTAAAGGTATCGTGGCAAAATTCTTTGTGTTTTTTGCATTGTTTTTTATTACGACAGAATTTATTCCTGTCGTGATTGAGCTTTTTATACCTGAAAATTTAAGAGTGAATTTTCAAACACTGTTTAATAATTTGCCATCTGATATGTGGTATTTCTTAGAGTTATTAAAAGTTCCGTTTGGTGTTACGCTTTTTATTTCTGCGATGTTGGCACGTTTTATTATTCGTCGTATTCCAGTAATAGGGTAAGTTATGGCTATTTTGGCTTATGTAGGTATTCCTGGCAGTGGTAAATCTTATGAAGTAGTTAGCTCGGTTATTCTTGAACATTTCAAGAAAGGGCGTCGGATTGTCAGTAATATTGTTGGTGTAACACAGTCAAAATTATTTGATTATTGTGTATCAAAGGGCGCAAACCCCGAGGATTTAGGGGAGTTTATTTCAGTTTCAGACGAGCAGTGCCAACAAGCTGATTTTTTCCCTTATAAAGGTGCTGAAAGCTCTATTTGTCGTGCGGGTGATTTAATTTGTCTTGATGAAGTATGGCGAATTTTTCCAAGTGAAAAAATTCATGAGAATCATCGTTCTTTTTTGGCTGAACATCGTCATTTTACGAATCCTGATACAGGAGAATGTTGTGATTTAGTTGTAATAAATCAATCAGCAGCGCAATTGCCACGTTTTATTAAAGATAGGATTGAGACAACTTATCGTATGTCAAAATTAAGTGCGTTAGGCATGGCTAATCGTTATCGTGTGGATGTATTTACGGGTGCCAGGACAACAAAATCAAATAAAACCTTACAACTTCAGCGTAAATATAACAAGGAGATTTTCCCACTTTATCAAAGTTATGATGGTATAAACGGGAAAGAAAATACTGTTGATGATCGTGGAAATATCTTCAAATCTTTTCAGTTTAAAGCCATGGTTGTTTTAATGATTTTACTTATTTCTGCGGGGTTTTATGGCTTTAATTCATTTTTTAATATGGGAAAAACAGATAAAGATAAAACGTCAGTTAAAGCTGATTCAAGTACTGAAATGGCTGAAAATTCACCTATTGAAAAACGCTTTGTTCAACCAGTAGCGAATTATACTCCGCCAAGAATTTCGGAAAAATGGCGTATTACAGGTGAGTTATCAAAAAACGGGGAATCATTTGTCATTTTATCTGACAGCGTTGGGCGGTTGCGATTTGAACCTCGCTCAAGTTTTAGCTATAGCGGTCGTATGTTAGAGGGTGTGATTGATGGGGAAGTCGTAAATTATTATTCGGGGGTAATGCAATGAGAGCTTTTTTATTTATAGTTTTATTATGTTTAGGGTTGCAATCTTGGGCGAAGAATGTTGATTTTAAGCTTGAGGCAGTGCCTTTACCTAAGGCGGTTTCAGTCATTTATGATGAAGTGTTAAATAAGCCTTATATGTTAGACCCAAAACTTGCGGAAGATAAACGTTTATTAAGCTTTCATACTACGGAAGAACAAGATTTTAATGAGTTTTTAACGCGTTATTTTGAAAATATTAATGTAAAAGTATATGAGAAAAAAGGCGTGGTGTATCTTGCGCATATTGAGCCGCAGCCGAAAAAAGTGATGAAAAATAGCTTTGTTTATAGTCCTATTTATCGTGATACTGAATACTTGTCGCAGTTTTTAAAAGATGAAGAAGGCGCCGTATCGGCAAGCGGTGATAAGTTGGTTTATTATGGCAAAACAGAAGATATTGCAAGAGTAAAATCTGTTTTAAAGGGTGTAGATGTACCAAGTCGTGAGGTTGTTGTAACAGGCTACGTTTTTGAAGTGCAGACAGAAGAAAAAGAGGGAAGTGGCATTAATTTATTGGCGAAACTGCTTTCTGGTAAGCTTGGTATTAATATTGGCGTTAAACAAAATTATGAAAACTTTATTACGGTAAATACGGGAAATTTAGATGCTATGATTGAGTTATTCCGTACAGATAGCCGTTTTCATGTTGTAAGTTCGCCAACGCTTAGAGTTAAATCGGGTTCAAAAGGTAATTTTTCAGTTGGGTCTGATGTGCCGGTATTGGGGGCTGTGACATACGATAGAGACGGTAGAGCCGTGCAATCAATTGAATATCGTTCAAGCGGTGTGATTTTTGACATTCAACCTACAATTAAAAACAACGCTATAGATTTGAAAATTAATCAACAGTTATCTAATTTTGTGAAGACTGACACGGGTGTTAATCAATCACCGACCTTAATAAAACGCGACATTGTCACAGATGTAACGTTAAAAAGTGGGGATATTGTTGTGCTAGGTGGTTTGGCTGAAAATAAGATAACCGAAGGGGAAACAGGGTTTAGTTTTTTACCTAAAGGCATTTTAAGCGGCCGTTCAAAATCAAATTCAAAAACTGACATTGTCATTCTTTTACAAGTAAAAGAAATTTAAGCGTAGGAAATAAAAATCCCGCCCGGAGTTTAACGAGGACGGGATTTTTATTTCTGGAGTATGTAATTATTTTCCGCTTGCGGAAAATGGAAGGCAAAACCCGTGGATTTTGCCGGAAATCTAGCTCGATACAATTTGAAAAAATGAATATATTGCGCGTTCCATTCTTAAAAAAATCACAAAATTAAAACCGCCCCTGTTAAAAATTAATTATTTAAAACACTCTCAAAATGCCAATGTGAAACGCTCAAAAGCCTTTGCATTTTCTTTACATTTCTATTGTATAGTTCAATAACTTTTAAAAAATACATGTTACAGTGCATGAAATTTCCATATTTTGTATTGGCTAAGCAGTATTCGTGACCTGTGTATAACTCTGTGATCTTATTGATACGTAGCTTTTACTAACCTTGTAATTGATTTCGCATAATGTATATTATGTTAAATTAAATATATAAGTATGTCACGAATCAATATGGGTGACTATCCTATTTCATGCATTGGTCAAAATAAGGTGAATGCTTATGGATATAGAAGAAATAAATGGATGTCTTTGTGATGGAATAATTAAATTAGAATGAAATTTTGAGATAACGCTACGTGAATTCTGAATACAATTGTGTACATCAATTCTGCAGATTTCATCATTTTTGATCTGATAATGAGAATTTATTTTACATATATTACATAAATGAGAATAATTAACATTGATTTTTCTTTTATTATTAGTAGCTTATAAAAATAATTTTAAAAAAACTCTTGCTTATTCTCATTTGTGGGATTAGAATGCACACCGATGACAAGTTAAGCAGTCTTGTTTTTATTTTTAATCTCTACTTAATAAGGAAAGGAGTTGGTTATGCTTAATAAAGCAATCGCAGATAAGTTAAATGAACAAATCAATTTAGAGTTCTACTCTTCTAATGTTTATTTACAAATGAGTTCTTGGTGTAGCAAACACGGTTACGAAGGTGCTGCAGCATTTTTACTTCGTCATGCTGATGAAGAATTAGAACACATGCAAAAATTATTCAAATATGTAAGTGAAACAAGTGGTATGCCACTTTTAGGTAAAATTGATGCACCTAAGAATGACTACAAATCACTTAAAGAAGTATTTGAAACCACACTTGAACATGAAAAACTCGTTACTTCTAAAATTAATGAATTAGTTGAAGTGACTTTTGCAAACAAAGACTATTCTACTTTTAACTTCTTACAATGGTACGTTGCAGAACAACACGAAGAAGAAAAATTATTCAATAGCATTATTGATAAATTTAACTTGGTGGGTGAAGACGGTCGTTCGCTTTACTTTATCGATCGTGATTTAGCAACATTATAATTTTAGAAGGAGAATACAAAATGTTATCAACAAACGTAATCAAATTATTAAATGATCAAATGAACCTTGAGTTCTACTCTTCAAACCTTTACTTACAAATGAGTGCATGGTGCGAACAAAATGGTTTTGAAGGTGCAGCTAAATTCTTATCAGAACACGCTGCAGAAGAAATGCAACACATGCGTAAATTATTCACTTATTTAAATGAAACTGGTGCATTAGCGGTAATCACTGCAATTGAAGCACCTGCGCATGAGTACAAATCATTAAAAGAAATCATTGAATTAACTTACGAACACGAAAAATTGATCACAAGTAAAATCAATGAATTAGTGGGTAAAACTTTTGAAGAAAAAGACTACTCTGCATTCAATTTCTTACAATGGTATGTTGCAGAACAACACGAAGAAGAGAAATTATTCAGCGGTATTTTAGACAAATTAAATCTTCTTGGCGAAGATGGCAAAGGCTTATTCTTAATCGATAAAGATTTAGGTAACCTTGCTGGTCAAACCGCTTAATTAGATAATCATAAAGCTTAGTAGAAATACTAAGCTTTTATTTTACTCATAAATTGTGACAACGTATCAAATTATTTTAAACTTCCCTTTCATTTTTGAATACAAGTTGATGAAATTTAAAACAACCACACGTTTTTAATGAAATTTTACTTGCAACGAAGTAAGATAAACGTATAATTCAGAACAACCCAAATGCCTGGGTGGCGAAATTGGTAGACGCAGCGGATTCAAAATCCGCCGGTGAATAACCGTGTCGGTTCGAGTCCGACCCTAGGCACCACATTATAATCCTCGTTCATTGAACGGGGATTTTTCTTTTATACTTTTCTATTAATAAAATCAACACTTTACAGCTTTAAACCGAAACTTTCCTACTCTCTTAATCTTATCCAGTATTGCCATTTTTTATGTATTTTTATATATTTTTATGCACCAATTACGCCAAAATTACGCCAGACGGTTTGATTTGTGGTGATTTATATTTCAAAAGGTGTGAAAAATGGCAACGGTTAGAAAACGTGGCGAGAAATGGCGTGTAGAAATCTACCGAGACGGCATAAGAAAGTCTAAAACCTGCTCTACAAAGGCTGAGGCTGTCTTATGGGGAGCGGAAGAAGAAAAGAAAATAGAACTACAAGCCAAAGGCCTGCAGCCTGAAACACTGTTCTCTGATGTAATTAAGCGGTATCTAAATGAAATTACACCTACAAAACGAGGTGAAAAGCACGAATTCAACCGATTAACTAAGTTTTTACGCCACCCTATAACTGATAAATATATTTCAGATGTAACAAGGCAGGATTTAGAGCTTTGGATAAATGAAAGATTGGAAACTGTGAAAGGTGAAAGTGTTCGCAGAGAGCTATCCACTATCGGGCATATATTCAAGGTTGCACTGGAACGATGGGGATATATTCAATCCTCCCCTATGATTGGATTGCAGCAGCCAAAAGCAAGCAAGCCAAGAACGCAAAGATTTACTCAAGAAGATATTGACGAAATAGTTAATATTAGCGGATATAACGAGAGTTTAAAAACAGCCAAAGCAAGAACTGGAGCTGCACTATTATTTGCGATTGAAACTGCAATGCGAGCCGGTGAGATTTGCGGATTAACTTGGGATAATGTAAGCCTGGAAAGAAAGACGGCTTATTTACCAATGACGAAAAATGGCTCTTCTCGCACTGTTCCACTTTCAAAAAATGCGGTGAGAATACTGGAAAGGTTAAGGAATGAAACAGAACAAGGCGAAACTTGCTTTCAAGTGAAATCAAATATACTTGATGCAACATTTAGAAAGCTAAAGAAAGCGGTCAATAGAGATGATTTACACTTCCACGACACTCGAAGAGAAGCTTTGACGAGATTAGCGAAGAAAGTCGATGTGATGACTTTAGCGAAAATATCGGGGCATAAAGACATCAGAATACTTCAAAATGTCTATTACGCCCCGAATATGGAAGAAGTTGCTGAACTTCTTGATTAAGGCAGGGTTTCTTGGGATAGTTCTGAATCACCAAAGAATACTATTTAGAGATATAAAATTATTTTAAACCCTATCTGGCCAAGGATCGGATGTTGTCCACATCATCGCTGGCGGTCTTAGATTTTTTGGGCCAGTAGCGGGGATAGCGGCATCACCTTTTACTTTTGGATCTTCATGATAAGGTGTAAACCTCATAAAGTTAGAGTCGCCTACACCTCCCACATAAACACCTGCCACAGCCCTATTTGTATCATCATCAAACAAGCTAAATCCACAAGAGTCATCAGCTCTAAAGCCAAGAGGGATATTCCCTTGACTGATAACCTCAACTCGACCTGCTTGTCGTGGGCTATAGCCTTTTTCGGTTTTGCCCAGATAACCAAACAATCCCCAAGACAACCCACCCATATGACATGATACAAGGTTGCCTTGCCTGCGGAGTTTAATGTAAGCACCAGGTTTTAGGTTTTTAGTTACAGCATTAACCAAACCTGTATCACCATCTGTGACCATCCATTTTCCGTTGCGTTTTTGCCATTTCCATGCGCCCACTCGGGCGCCATCTGATGATTCATAAATCGTGCCGTTCGGCTCATTCCCTGTTATTTTTCCGCCCGTTGTTTCGGGCTTATCAGGGCGACCACTACCAAGCACAACAGTTATGGCTTTAATATCTCGCCCGATTTGCTCGATGACCTCGGGTAATTGTTGCAAAAGCGTCATTAGCTATTTTTACCTTTTTGATAAGCTGCCTTTAAGTCCATTTCTTTTAAGGCGTTAATTTGCTCAATCACGCCATCTAAACTCTGTTTAAATTCAGTCAGTTTAGTGGTTAATGCCTCAGGCGCAGTGCTTCCGCTTGCTTTGAGTTTACGTAACTCTTCAGCCAGCTCTCTAAACGTGTCTAAATCGGCTGATACCTCACCGCCTAACAGGTCATTTTTAAGTTGGGTTATCTTTGTCTCAATTTGAGCCAAAATCGCTTTATCTTGCTCGCCTAAATACGTTGCAAATTCTGTCAATAATTGTTGGATAGTTTGTGTTGTCATAGTCGTCCTATTTTGTAGTTGAGGATTAAATCATTGATATTAGGGATTACAGGCGTGTATTGTTGATTGGTTAATTTAACCTTGAATACCCTCTTGCCTATTAGTTTTACCTTTATTTTGGGTTTATCTCTAACTTTGATCGTTATTGTTTTATCCACTAACCCACCTCTCTGGTCACATCTGCTAATAGAGCAAAATCTCCACCAGCTAACGTGCGTACTAGTTGATTGCCGTCAATGCTTTGTAGATCCCATTTAGCATTTTCCCAGGTGGCATTTTCGGTTTTATCGTGGCTTATGCTGACCTTAATCAGGTTATTCTCGACAGTAATATCGCCAGTTTTAGTGGATAGTTTGATAATTGGCTCGTTTTTCTTCATTGGCCTAATATGTAAATCAAACCGATACCCACTAAAATCAACCACACTTTCATCTTCATGCGTGACTTCAAACGCCCACCCTTCATCGTCTCCACGAATCATTTCCAAATCAATTGCTTCCATTTCCACCTCCAATAAAAAAACCGCCCGTAGGCGGTATCTCTAATAATTAGATGATTAGATAACAATCTGTCTTTGCTCTTTTAAGTAAGCATAGATGCGATCTAAATCGATTTGCTCCGTTGTTTTGCCAATGTCATCTTGAGTTAATGGCTGTCCAAAAATGCTTTTTGCTGTGGCTGGATCAATCCATTTATATTCCGAGATGATTGGAGTAAAGTCTGTCACTGCCCCGTCATTGTCTGTGCCAGTACCAAGTACATATTTAGCATTAATTGAGCCATCCTCTTGTTTTGAGTATGCCGCAATGACTGAATACATTGGGTTTAAGATTTTGTTAAATGTCGTCATAAAAAACTCCTATTTATTAATAAAAAAGCCATGGTGTTATCCATGGCTATTGGTTAAATGTTTATAAAGCGAATTTGGGCTAAACCTGTAAGGCTTGTCTATTCCAAGGCATTCTGCACACCATTCTGAACAAAAATACTTTGTCTTGCTGTCTCTAATTCTTAAGACAACACCGAGTGCGCCAATAAGGTCATATTTCAAGCCTTTTGTCTTTTCAAAAAATGCCATTACTTCCTCTAGTGAGATTTCTAGTTCAACTAAATCCCATCGTTCTAGAGGTAGTTCCATTCTTTTTTTACGCACTCCCCCATCTCGATTACTTGCGCTAAAACAAGTGTAAATATTAGATGGCTGAGGGTTAGATATTGCTATTTCGCAATGACTGTATGGCCCGTGCGTAAAAATTTTTATAGCATCATCAAAAAAGCGGAATAATGTATTTTTAACACTATTCCGCTCTCGTTTATGTTTGTAAAACGCTAGATAGATTTTATTTTTCATACCACCTCACTAAGATCAACAATTAAACACGGACTTGCTAGACCTGCAATTTCTCGCACTTGCTTTTCAAAAATTTGATACGGTGCTCGAGATATTGTTTCAGGCGCTAAGTTATTACCGACTTTTATAAAAAATTTATTATCCACAACATTAAATGTGATAAAAAAATCATTAATATAACCACTATCAGCCATATCGCCATAAGTTGTTATTGGCAATGCTACACCTATTTTTCTCACATATTCGAATTTATAATTAAGTGATACTGGTGAAAAATTTAAAAAATCACTTATAAATACTTGGTCGATAATTTTAACATACCGATCATTTGTACTAAATGTTATTTTATTATTTTCTTTAAACTCTACTCCGTATGACCTATTTCGCCTCAATATACTTTCATCATATTTTATTTCATTTGCGTAAATCATTTGGGCTAATACTGCATTTATCCTCCCATTTTTTTTATAATAATTATTATAAACTCTCGTTTCATTTCTATTTAATGGGGATATATTCCGTTTATAATCTTTACCAATATCTGTTGTATCATAAACCAAATGCAGTCCGCCACTCTCTAACATATCAGAGCAACTTATTACAGCAGGAGGATTTATTCGTTTAGCTAAAAAAATCCCGTTATTTGGTTCTCTCACGGATTTTTTAAATTGTGGTGTAATAATGCCATAATTAGTCATCTAAAACCTACCAAAACTCTAATATTAATATTTGCAGACATATTCCTATCGTCTCTTTCTGTTAATCTACGGATTATTTGAGCGTAAACAGTTAAATTACGAGGTCTTATATAAACTTTAAATGTTATATGTGATCTTCCGTCCCATCTATCTAATTCTTTATATAAGTCATAATAATTTATAAGTGCAGTATATAAACATTTATTACTATCTCCAAAATAACCGCACATTGGAATAAATGCAAATTTTAAATTATTCTCCCTAAAAAAATGTATAACTTCCGCAGGCAATAAAAATTCATAATATTGTTTATTATAAGGCACTGATAAATCAATTTGTCTAACATATTCAATTGATTTCGATACAGGCTTCGTTAATACATATTGATTATTATATTGGGTGAAATATATTTCAGAAGTTCGGTCGTATGCCTTAAAGCCATATTTAGACATAAGATTTACTCCACCCTTGGTTTAAATCGATATTTTCAGGATTGTCCGATTTATCTATTTGCGCTTTCAATACTTCTGCATTTCGATAATCGTGATCGACTTTACCTTTAATGGCTTGCGCCAATGCTTTAAATGTATCTAAATCAAATTGTACCCAGTCGTTCTCAATAGTTTTCCACTGTCTCGGCTCAAAGGTGCCTAATACAATTGTTAGCCCCATACCGTCATATTCTTGGCGTGCCACTTGGTCGGTATGAAAATGTCTAACTTGACCATTTGGTAAAGTGACCTCAACACCAGTTCTAGTCGCTTGTAAGCGGCGATCCTTAATAGTTTCCCATAATTCAGCGCGTTTCTTGGCGAGGTTTTGTTGGATTAAATCCGAATCGATTTCCCAATCGTGTTTTTCATCGTTCCACTTGTGGTTTTCGCTTGGTTTGACGCCACTACAACCAACGGTATATTTATCTATACGCCAAAAATGCCCTTGAGTATCAAGTGTTTCTTGGATTTTTTCGAGCTCCTGCTCTGTGATAAGACAGGTTTCATCTGTGATCTCTTCTTTTCGATTGATTACAGATACTAACTTTTGGTCGAATAAAAATACTTGCATCTCACTTCTCCTTTATTGTTCTTGAAGTGTTTTTGGTTCATGCCAAACTTGTGACATATGATCTAAGTCATAATCACATTTGACTTGTTTTTTATAAAAAGGCGAGCCATCAACGGTTGTCAATGCTCGCAACGCAAACAAGCTCGGATCAACACTAAATCTAGGACAATCATTGACAGTCAAAAATGTTACTAATGATTCTCCACGTGCTAAAAATGCTTGTTTATCTGCCCAACTCACAAGCTCAATTGTGGTATTTTTATTGATGTAATCAATAGTCAAACGCCCAGCAATATGCCAGGCGCAGATAGGTTTTTCTGTAAACGATTTATCAATCGGTACAGGTTCATCAATGTAATACATAACTCTCCTTAGGATAATTTACCAACTCTAACAACCTCTGCTCCACCGTCCCAAACGTGTAACGCTCTTGTAGCGCTAGATAACTCAATACCACCGCTTGCATCTCGGCTAATCAGTCTAAAACCACCATTAGACTGCACCTCAAATAAAGTGCCCAAATTACCGTTTAAGCTACCAATTTTAAGCGAGCCACCAGTGATAGCGCCTAAATCAGCACTAATTGCTGATAGACTAGTTACATTCAGTCTATCAGCCGTTAGAGAGCGTGCTGCAACGTGATTGGCACCAATACTCTCAGCCGCAACGTGTTTAGCCGTCACTGCACCAGTTGCAATCTCATTAGCGGTAACACTATTAGCCGCTAATTGTTCGGTAGTGATTGTTCTGGTGACGATAGAGCCACCGTGAATGGCTGTTACACCTGCATTTTGCCACGCACTAGGACGAGTTGCGTATTGGGTACATTCTTCAAGCATTGCTCTCATTAAAAGCAGTCGTTGCAGTCCCTTGCCTCGACTTGCAATAATAAGCCTTACAAATCCACTTTCTGGAGCGGTGAATTTCGAGTAATATCTAGGCATATTGACAAATCCGTGATATCCATTATCTTGCGAACCCTCGCTATGAATTACCGAACCTGTTGCATTTAGCCTGCCTATATCTCCACCACTGCTATTCAATGCGTATATTTCAGTCTCTGGTCTGCCTCCGTGTACGGAACAATAGAATGAGAATATATAGTTTTTATTAGGAATTAGCTTGACATCTTGAGCTATGCTTACAGCCCAAGCGTTATCTCCTGATCCGGTATTAAGCCAGTTTACACAGCGGTCCGTTTTGACATCAACTCCAGCGAAGAAATCACTATTAAAGCCGCTTTTTTCGTGATCCAGCCTAAAATCACCAACCGAGAAATCATGGTTAGGTGTTTGAATATCCTTCCACCCGAACGGCTTCCCATTGTTGTCTGGGAAAAATACAGGGTTGTATAATAGATTTCCACCAAGACCGATTGCCATTTTGTCAGCAGTAATCTGCCCTGCCGCCATGTGTTCAGCCCGAACCGCTCCGGCTTGTAATGCACCAGCTCCGATTGTGTTCGCACCAATTTGATTAGCTTGCAACGTGCCTACTAATTGAGTTGTATTGATTCGTATGCCGTTTACATCAACCCCATTTTCGATGTATTTACTTCCGTTCCAAGTGTATAGTTTTCCATCGGCGGTATTATAGACTTGCTTGTAGCCTATAAATTTATTGACGTTTAACCCTGTTACGGTTTTAGTCATTTCAAGGTTTCTAGCCGGCAACGCAGTATCAATTACCTCATTTACGATGTTTTGAGATAGTTTTTTATTCAACACCTCTAATTCGGCATCAATATCTACCGCACTTTCACCTTTAATTCCTGACTGTTGATTAAATGGGCCAACATTCACACCACGAGCATGTCGCAACCAGTAATATCTAACCTGTTTTGCGCCAACTTCGTGCGTGTACATTCTTGCCGTGACTTTTGTCAAACGCTTGGCAGTTTTAATATCATCTGTTTCACTGGCAAAAATTTCTGTCGCAGTAACATCATCAACCCAATCCCACTCAAGCGTGATATTACCCAGACCGCCAGTTGTTCTTACGCCTGTTGGTGCCGGCGGTTTATTGATGGTAAAGGTCTGAGTTTTTTCGCTTAATAACTGCCCATTCTCATTTTTAACCTGGATAAGGACGCTATAATCCCCATTTTCGAGACTGTCTATATTAAGATTGGGATAGGGTTGCCCTAATCGCACGTCATATAGCACACCGTCTTTGTAAATGCGGATATCGTATTTGACGATGCCATTACCGCCAGTCACGCTGCTGTCAACTGATACGCTACCATCTGCATTTACTGCCACACCAATGTTACTAATTTGCGGTGTAGTAAGTACGGTCGTTCCTACTGGCTCAAACTTGGCGCCATTATCAACAATAGCCTCTTTTTGTGGCTCGTGTTGTAACGCCATAATGGTGTACTTGCCTTTGCTCTCCTCTTTTACAGATAATGCCTTAAATAATTGGCTTGTTACTTGTTGAGTAGTCAAAGACCATACGCCGTAGAGTTCCAAGCCTACTGGCGGTTGATCGAGTGTCACCTCCGCACCATTTACAGAAATAATTTTAATATTTTGATGTTTAGCATTGGCATTGATATAGCTAAGATAACTATTGCCGCTAAGGGTGATTTCACGATCTAATGTTACGGTCATGCCATTAATAGCTAAAACTCGACCACCAATATTAGTACCTGCATAGTGCGTATCAGCGACTTTGATAATATCGCCAGGGATATGCATTAGCCCTTCTGCGCCAACAGTAAAGGTAACGGTTTTGGTTTCTAATTTTTCGGTTTGCAGCAACCATAGGGCTGTACGGTGCGCTTGCCCTCTTGATGTACATCCAAAAGCCGTGATTTTCTTAACGTTTAATCCGTTTTTACGGATAGATTCGTCATCAGAAACATATTCAATCGCCTTTTCATAGCTATTCTCTTTATCTGCATATTCGACTTGGATTGCGTTGTGGCGAGATTTTCTGGCTGAAAATGTATAACTAAATCCGTTTTCATCCACGTTGGCATTTGTATAAGTCCAGACTGGATCTGCAGGTCTATCCATTACCACGGTTAGTTGCTGACCATTCCAAACTGGCATTGCACGGAAAATTGAGCAAATATCATTAATAACTTGGTAAGCAGAGCGTTGTTCAGTTAACCAAACATTACAGGTAAATCGTGGCTCTTGCCCGCCAAATCCATCTGGTACTAATTGGTCACAATATTGAGCGACTTGATATAACGCCCATTTATCCGCACCAAACTCACCAAGTCTTCCGCCCAAGCCATAGCGTTTATTCGTCACCACATCATATAGCACCCAAGCTGGATTATCTGTCCAGTCAATTTTAAATGTGCCATCCCACATACCTGTATATTGACGAGTACGAGTATCATAGTTGCTTGGTACTTTTACTTTTAAACCAAGTAGGTCATAAGTGCGAGTAGGGATATTGCTAAAATACTCCGAATCAAACTTAACCCCCATTAAAGCCGTATTTGGATAAGTAAACTCGGTATCAATAATCTCAGTGTAGCTAGACCAAATGGTATTATTTTGTAGGCGCTGTGTTGTGCTATCCTCTGTAGTTCTCTCGACTTTGACAATAAATGGCACGCTAGGCAGATTGTCAAAAGTATGATGTTGCAAATACTGAGAGCTATACTTGCCACTAATTGACACAGGGTAAGTTCTTGAGCCAATAGTAATGACAAAGTTTACGGATGTTCCGTTAGTGTCACCATTATCTTCTTGTTTAAAAAGCGATTGGACACCGATAGTCAAGCGTAATCGAGATACTTTGCTATCGGTCACGGTTCTTGTAAGCGGTAGATTTTTCTTAACTAGAGTGCCAACACCGACCTCTTTTTCGGAGGTGTTAAACCCAGCCATTAAATCCTGTACTTGACCGCCTACACGCCCCTCTACCTGCACATTTTTGAAATTATAAGAGCCGTCTTTGTTTTGTACTGGCGTTTTGTCAAAATAGATGGATTTCATTCCATCGGCTAAACCGTAAACCTCGCCCTCAGAGATTACTTCAACAATTTTGACAAGTTGTTTACTTCTTCCACTCTCTTTTGCCTCGACTGGAGTATGACCGCCACCACCGCCACCTTTACCCATTGAAAACTCCTTAAATTTCAGTATCCATCGTTTCTACACCCTGAGATATAATGAGAGAGCCTACCCTTATTCTCCCATACGCCAATGGCATAGGTTTTCCCTGCGCTGTCATATTCGACAGGTTCGAAAATGCCGTAGATTGTTTCTTTTCTTTTTCAGTGCCCATTTTCATTTCTGGCATTTTTGTGAGCATTTGAGCAACACCGCCCAATAATAGAGATGCCCCAACAGAGCCAACTATCCAAGCCGCATTGGTACTGATAATGCCAGCAAGTGGCCCTAAAGCGATTGCACCAGCAATAATTGCGACACCCGCAATCACGCCAAATAATCCGCCACGTTTTGAGCCTTTTAAAACAGGTGTAAAATGGACTGTTGCATCATCTTTTAGTTTGTGACTCAGCCCTTGCTCAAGATAGCGATTATCAAAGTAGTCTCGCCCTACTCGCACGGTAAATAGCCCTTGTTGAATGAATTGGCGCAATTTAGGAATTTGGCTCGTTAAGGCTTGGACTATCTCTGCTGTAGTTTGGCAATCTAGCCTAAATTCAGATCCAAACTGTTTAAGGCTGCCGTAAAATCTAACGTTGACCATTCTCTGTGTCTCCAAATGCTGTGGGTGTGTTTGAGCCAATAACCATCGTACAAATCACGCTTAGATAAGCGTTTTGGCGCGTGATGAAGAACCATCTGATTTCCTACGTAAACCGAAGCGTGATTAGGCACATCTGAACCAATACTGATTAAAATCACATCACCAATTTGTGGCTCGCTAACTTGCTCAAATCCGTGCTTTTCCATATTGTCTAAGTAGAGGTCGAAACCATCTTCCCACCAGTATTCTTGCCGCTCAAAGTTAGGGAATTCACGGCCAGATAACCGGTAAAAATCTCTAAACAGGGTGTAACAATCCATCTCACCGTGATTAAAGTCACGACCGATTAAGAATGGGATTTTCGGGAAGATATGAATTTGCTCATCGCAAACTAGCCAAAAATCTAACTGGCTATATAGCTGTGTTTGTAAATCGGCTTGGGATAACTTTGGTTCGCCTTGTGGATGTGAGTGGACTAAGGCGAGAACTTCACCTTTCTCACTTGCTGCAATGTAATCTTCTGGCGCAATCTCAAAATGATTTTCCTTATCTTCTGCCATGTTTTCGCAAGGGATAAAGACTTTTCCGCTATCCACTAAAACAACAAAACCGCAACTTTCTTGCGGTTCTTTTGATTTTGAATAACTAATAATGTCGTTATGTAATTTGCCGTCCATTGTTACCCCAACTTATCAACGCTAACAAATCCACCATAGTTATGCGTATTGTTTCGCAATTTACACCCAGTCAATAATCCACTGCACTTATCCTTTTTAGGATCTGTGGTTGGTTGGTCTTTTTCATCTGCAACTGCTCTGCCTGTATAGCCACACTCAGAGCTACGATATAGCCAACTACAAGTAGATGTAATCATTCTTGCGCCAATTAATGCGTTGTCGGTTTCAGATGGCAAAGCCAGTGTAAATTGGGCAATATCTCGATTTAATGAGGATAATTGCTCAATCACAAAGTAACTTAACGCCTCTTGCGTTGGATCTGCTTTTTTATTGCCATTTGCAAAATTCACCGCATCAAGATAGTGCATATAGACTAATCTGCGTCTGACAATTCCACCCAAACATTGATCAAAGCGGTTACAAAGTGCGGTAATAAATCCGTTAATATTTCCTAATGTAAGAGTTGGCCGATTACTTGGGCCATTACCTGACATTTCAAAACCATCTGCTTTTACAGCAAATGGCTCAAATGTTTTGCCTTGCCATACGATAGATTGTGATTTTTCATTGGTGCCGGCATAAAAGCGATATAATTCACCATTCATACCATCATTATCTTTTAATCCTCGTAAATCCACTTCAAACAACTCAATGAGCGCATTTTGTTCGAGTTTGGCGAGGTCGAGTTTAAATGCGTTGCTAATTAATTGTGGCATTTTTACCTCAATAAAAAACCGCCCATAAGAGCGGTTGTTTGTTAGTATTATTGTGTTTATTCCATGTTGCAGGTAAACCCTACTCTATAGGAAAATCTAATGGTTGATCTCCGTCATAGCGTCATATAAGATCTAATAAAAACATCAATAAATCTTATGACTTTAAAATATCAACCAAAGGAAAAATCGGTTTTAATGTGTGACTTTTCTCAATTCAAGTCACCAGAAATGACAAAGGTTCGCCCTGTTGTTGTCATAGCTCGACATAAGAGAAACAGAGAACTTGTTACTGTTATCCCATTGAGTACAACCGAACCTAATCCCCTAGAAAATTATCATTATGCGTTACCTGTAAATCCGCTACCAGACAAAGCAAATATTCAATGTTGGGCAAAGTGCGATATGGTTTACACAGTGTCACTATCTAGGTTAGATCGATATAAGATTGATAAAAGAACCTATATCGTTCCTGTTGTGTGTGACGAAGATTTCCAGTTGATTAAAAATTGTACTGCAATAGCCCTAAAACTAAGGTAAAATCTTACCCGTACCCGAGAGGGGCTTGCAAAACCAATTTGAAAAACAGTTGGTCGATTAAACAAAGGCGATAACAAGCCAGTTTAATCGTGAAGTGGGGAGCATTAGGCTCCCCTTTGTTTTTCTTCTTTCCCAAAGTGCGGTCGGATTTTTCGTTGTTTTATAGGATGTCTAGCTGAAATCCTGTTGCTTTAGGGTTATAGGCTCGAAGATATTTTAAGACACGCCAGTTATTTCCTTGCTCGCATTCAAATTGCTCTGTAATGCGTGTCAATACGTTATGAGCCTGACGGAGAGTGCTGCGATATTCGTAAGCCATGTCATGAACTGGTGCAGCGTAGTGCGAACCAATTTGTTTTAATGCTGGGTGAAGTACTTGGCAAAGTTCCGTGCCACGCAATAAAGCAAACCACGCCCAAACGAGCTGTTGCAGATCATGCTCTGTAAATTCACGGATGAATAGCTCATCTTTTTTCTGTTCAGTGATTAATTCCCCTTCTAAAATTATCTTGTGTACATACTCTACTGCTTCAGGGAGTTGTTCAAGGGTTAAATCTTCGATTGATTCCACATTAAAGCGTTGATGGACTAAATGATAAGCATCGGAATAAATCAAGCCTTTCTTGCTGACTAACATATTTACGGCATTACGCAGGCCTGTGCGATCATCTACCGTAGTTTTACGTTCAGCTTTACCATTAAACCAATAATTATGTAACGCTTGATAACACTCTTTTTTATATTTGATTAATGTGTCACGGATTTCTGGGTTACAACGATTAATATCAATACCAAATAACCAACCGTTTAAATATTCGATTGGCAAGCAGATCATTTGATAATTCTTACTATCGCTTCCAGTCATATTCATGATGAATATAACTGAATTTAGCACATCGTCACGTCTAATTCGATTGTATTGCGATTCCCATTGAATGCCGATATTTTCACAAATTGGCTTCATAGCGACATAGTGATTGCCATTTTGTTCAACGGTAATTAATGACTGATTGTTGAATGAAATTGTTTGGGTTGAGATTTGATTAGACATAACTGTCTCCTACTGTTTCTTCGATATTTTTAAGATGCCGCAAGTTGGGCGCCAAGTGGTTCGAAGGCTGCAGTAAGTCAGCTGGACATATTCCCCTTTCGGGTATTGTATTAGTCGCCCACTCGGCATAGATAAGATGTGGTTATGCGCAATGAATGTTTAATGGCAATAAAACAAACAAGGTTACTGAATTTCACGCATAAAAAAACCGCTATGCTATCGGGAGCGGACTAACCGCTTACTGCTAATAAGGCTTCGACACCTTGAGCAGATAACTATCTGCTTGATAAAAATAATAATAAAAAAAGCCTGCTTTGTAAACAGGCTTTCTTGTAATTATTCACTTTTAATTTTGGGCGTTCGTCTATGGATTACAACTACTTTACTTTTTTCAGGATTTTTCTGCTCAAGCAATTCAACTTTCTTATATTCAATCTTCGTTTCTCTTGCGAGTGCAATAGCAAAACGATATTCAGCATTGGCTTTGGAATTATGTTCGTTAATTTGATTTAATCTTTCTCTCGCTAGCTGCTTTTCTTCCGCAGTAATTAACCTCACTTTTGAACCATTAACATCTCTGATCCATTTTCTACGAACAAAACGTTTTAAATAGCTAGGTGAATCTAAATAATATCGCATAGCACCTCGAACTACTTTTGATAACTCATCATCACCAAGTACGGCAAGCATATCATCGATAATTGTAGGAACTAATGGTTTAGTATCGAAAAAGACATTTGGAAACCGTTCTTTTAACTTAGCTAAATTTGCTTTGATATTATCTCTTCGACCCATATCTTACCCCATAAAAAAACAGCTTCCATTGGGAAGCTTTTTTGTTAAGGTTTCGACACCTTAAAGCTAGATTATCTAGCTTGGGGAGGATACTAAGCTTTAAATTTTGCTCTGTCAACTAATATTAGTTTTTTGTTTCTGGGGTAAGATTGCCGTTTACAATATCAAATGCCCTATGATAACAATCGTAAAGAATTGAATACGCCATATCTGCATTTTTATCACGTTTTCCATTTTCTAATATATCCAACACCTCTTTTACGGCTTCAAGAGCTGATAATAAATTTTGTTTGGATTGAGAATCATTTTTTGTTGTCATTGCTAAATTAATGATCCCTGTACAAGCATTTAATGCTAGTTTTATTGCATTAATATCTTTAATTTCCATATTTTCCCCATACTCTTTTATTTAATGCATCACGTAAATGCCGCCCTGTTTCTTCCCAAGCATTGTTAAAATATTTATACTCATTCGGCTCTATTTCAATTGTAGAAGATACGGAAACAACGGGGGCAATATTTAATATGGAACCAAACCCCAACAAGAAATTGCTAATGCAATGGGTGTGTTTAGGTTTTTTCATATCCGTTTCCTTAAAAAAGTTAAAAATCCCTCCTTCAGCACAAAAACAAAAGCCCACAAAACCAAGGTTAAGCAGGCGCATTCCTTTCGAGTGCTGTTAAAGAGCGTGATCTATAAAAAAGATCGCACTAGATAATAGATGAAAAGTTTTCTTTTTACAAGAAATTGCTTGCAATGACTAAAAAAGAAATAAAATCTTACCGCATGAAAAAGCCCCTTTGTAGTCAAGGGGCTTTATGTGTTTTATTGGCTAATAACTAATTTCGACTTTTGCCCTTTATTTACGGTTACTTCTTTGAAAATATAACCACCTTGTGGTTGAGGTCCATAAGGCCCTGCAACGCTCCATCTAACTTCTGTAACTACAATGTAGTTCCCTGGTTTAACCGATTCAAACACAAAATTACCATCGGAGTCACAAGTTGTTGAACGCTTAATGCTCTCAAACTCAGGTGCCTCTGGATTAAATGTGTCTTTTGATTTAATGCGAGATCCAAGCCACATATCAACCGGATATTTAGCCTCAATTCTTGCATTTGAGTAAGGTGATGACGGATACAAATCAACATTTGAGCCAGCGCAATTCACGATGCCACCACCAACTTGACGTAAAAAGGCGTTTCCTTGTAAAACTTCACTTCCGCTTTCAAGTTGTTTTTTCGCCAAATTAGCATCAAATTGATAAGGAATGTTAACTTGTTTAGCTGGTTGCATTGCTGCGGAACATCCAGTTAATAGAGTAACCATAAATAACGGGAGTAGTTTTTTCATTTTAACCCTCATAAATAAATCAATTTAATAATCAATTATATTGGATAAAAGACAAAAATCGTTGATCAATATCACAAAACCCCAAATTAATCGGTTTTTGTTATTATCCTCGATAGTAGGCGCCGCCATTACGACCAAAATCACGTTGAATGTTTTTGCTATAACGTTCATCCGCAATTTGATCTATTAATTTAATGGTGATTTCTAAACCATCGCCAGTTTGTTTTGATTCAACCTCGGCTTGTGTAGGCGCACCATTATTAATTACGTTCACCTTGATATTGCTCGGTTGGTTACTTGTCATTAAAGGCGCAGCATAAGACGAACCACCGCCAACGGCACCGCCAACAGAAAATCCTTTTGGTTTAGCTTTAGTTTGGTAGTTAAGGTAATTTAAAAAGTCCACACCCAAAAGCGATGTCGCCTCTTTTGTCATCACATACTCACCTTTGTGTACCACTCCAGCTGGCTGGTATTTCCCACCATCACCAGTGTATCCACCGGTGGCAAAACCGACACTAGTTATCTGAGAAATAAGGTTTACGCCCGCGCTAGCAACAGCAGCCATATTTGCAAACTTTTGAGCAGGGGTAAGCGCTGTCGGGTCAGCTAATGCTTGCGCTATCGCTTGAGATAATTTGATAGACGCTTCAGCGATGGCAAATCCTTTAGATATTGCAAACATTGCCTTGTACGCCGCTGACTGTTTGCCTGATGATTGCGCGATCATTGACGTCAAATTGCTGAATGCATTGCCTAGCTCGTTTAATCCCGAGGCGTACTGATTCATCTCTTGCTGGAATTGATTATTGCTATATCTATCAATAATCTCTTTGCGTCGTCTTTGATAATCTTCTTCCCCTATTAATTTTTGCTCATTGAATGCTTGTAATTGAGCTAGCTCTTGCGTTTGCTTGTTTTTCAACTCTTGAGACGGGTCATAAATACCTTGCACTTGGGCCAATGGATCTACTGCGTTTTGAGACATTTGATGAGCATAGCCAAATTGAGCTCTTTGTTTTGCTCTTATTGCCTCTAATTGGTCTAGCTGTCCAGAACCTTGCAACTCCCTAATAGCCTTTAATTCATCGTTAAGATTAGCTTTTAATAACTTCTCAGGTGCATATTTACCAGCGAGCTCCAATCTTTGTCGAGCGAATCTCTCTGTAATCGCAATCTTTGCTGTCTCATACTCTTTAAAAGATACAACGCCTTTTTTGTAATGCTCCTCTAGACGTTGATACATGCGAGATTGTTCCAAATCAATCTCGGTTAGAGTTGAGCTATTCTTTTTACGTATTTCATCATAGAAGTTTAACCAGCTATCTCGAGCTCTCTCACCACTTGAACCACCACTAACTTTAACCGTATTTTGGCTCAAGTAGTTATCATAAAGCGCACTTTGAATCGCAGATAAATCGCTTTCCGGCACTTTGTCCTTGTAGTTTTCCAAGCTCTTTTGTGCTTGTAGCCTTGCTCGCTCAGCCGGGTCTTTTGTTTCTCGGATTTGCTTATCGAGTTTCAATCCGGCAATAATGCTTTGCCCTTTTTCGCTAATTCCTCCGTTTGCGTTTGGCAGTGTTTTTTTCAACACATCCAAATTGCCACTTGCGATCGCGGCAACTGCTGCGATCTTTGAAATACCGCTTGCGATCTTAATAGCTCCCGTTTCTGCACTTGGTGCAATCACGTTGAACCCACCAATGGAAACATTTAACCCGTCCATGCTAATTTTAGACGTATCAATGTTTGGGAATAAGCGTTGAAACTCCCCTGTGATACTTAATAAGTCAGTATTTAATGGAGAAAGCGCATTATTAAGCTGTTCCACGCTAACGCCAGCAAGTAACATCTCATCACGGAATTTTTTTACCGATTGACCAGAAGTCAATGACTTCTCAGCAAGCTCGGTTAACAGATTCCCGAAAGCGCTGTTTTTAATGTCGTTGATTTCTACAGCGGCCTTTAGATCTCTTTGTAATTTACCGATTTCCGCTTCCGTCTTTTTATAATCAAAAAACGGATTTCCACCGCCGTAACTTTCTAATTGAAAGTTTTTATCTGCAATGTCCGCCTTGATTTTCTCAATTTCATCACGTTGCGATTTCAGACCATCAAGCTGTTTTGTCAGTTCTACACCAAGACTGGCCGCGCTTAAATCCTTATAAGATTTTTCCAGTAATTGATTAGCACTTTCCAAATCCAACGCACTTCTGCGTGCTTGTTGGGCTTTTTCATGAAAATAGAACAGCGCACCGGCAGCAATCGTAATCACCCCAGCCGGTCCACCAAGCAAACTAAGCGCGCCACCTAACCCATTTTTAAGCACGCCGGCTAAACCTTGGCTGGCAATCGCCTGTCTTGATGTGGCTATTGCGGCGGTTGACATAGATACAGTGTATTTAGCTAATTGCCCAACAAGCACGCCTCCAATAACAACGGAAAGCGTATCAAAATTCTTGGCAAGAAAACTAACCATTTCCGCTGCGCCAGAAAATGCACCGGTCGTTTTAGCAAACTCATCGACAAATTTCATCGTTGAGTTTTCCATTTGTTGCATAGCTTGACCGAACGTTAATGGCATTCCCTCAAATTCTTTCGCAATTTTACCACTCGCGGTTTCCATAGCTTTAAAGATAATTTCCGAGGTAATCTTACCTTCCGAACCTAGTGCTTTGATTTCGGCGCGAGATTTCCCCATATACTCAGCAATCGTATCAAGGATAATCGGAGCCGCTTCTGCAATCGTTCTAAATTCATCCCCTTGCAATCGACCAGAACCTAAAGCTTGCGATAACTGAAAAAGTGCGCTTGCTTGTTCTTGTGCCCCAACGCCACCGACCGCCATCGCTTTGTTCAATGTTTCAGTAAAAGTCAGAATCCGCTCTTGGCTATAACCGTAATCTTTCAATGCTCGAGCAGAGCGAGCGTAAATTGTGGTTGTCGCCTCTAAATCAGCTCGTGTGCGTTGTGAAATAGAGAAAAGCTGGCTTTGAACAGCTTTATATTCTTCAAATGAATTCGTGACAAATTTCACCTGTGCAGCAAGGGTTTTCATTTTGTCGGACATTTGAATAAATTGTCCAAGTCCTTGAATTCCCAATCCAGCTGTCATTAAGACTTTTAATTTACCCATTACGCCTAAAAGAGATTGCACTGAGCGCTCAGTAGATTTTGCGTTATCCGTAACCGAACGAATATCACGATTAACTTTATCAACCCCTATAGAACGTAATTCTATGCCTAATTGTGCGAAATCTGCCATAATTTACCTCTATGCAACAACTTCCTTAAAGGTTGCTGTTAGCGTGCTATATCCTGTTTTTTTGGTTTCATCCCATTCACCACAGGTAAACAATCCTTTTTTATCTCCGTAAGGTTGCCACGAAAAGGCTGTCACCCCACGACATTCATCAAGGAACATATCTATTGCCTTGATCTTTTCTTCTGAACCACTAAAGACCACATCGTAGGTTCTTAGGTTATTATTAATGCCATCTGATTGTCGCTGTTCATAACCGTCACCAAATCGAATAGTATTTACATTCGGCTTTTTTTTCCGCTTCATATTCCAATCGGCTTGCCAAGTAAATTCTTTCATATTCATTCCTTAGTAAAAGATTCAAGCCGAACCTTGAGCTATTCAGCTTGAATATTCAACCACAATATATCAAGTCGTTTAATCACCTCAATCTCCCATCTTGCCAATGAAGTATTAGTCAATTGAGACCATGCCAATATTTCACTAAAAGTAATAGGATTAGCGGACATTCCGCACTGACGGGAGGAGGATACGGCATAAAAATACTCAAGCAAATAACCCACCGCGATATTGGGCGGAGGGTTATTTAGCTCTTCTGGCGTTATGCCTAATTGTTGCTCAATAACTTGAAGATGCTCGCGTTGTGTCGCTTTGGAATTGTCTGGTCGTTTATCAAGACGAAATTCTGCCTGAGCAAACTCGTAGAGATGTTCGATCAGGCCTTCAAGAAATTTCCCAAGTCTTCTGACTGTTCAATAATTTGTTCAGCTAACCAAGGACACTGGGTAAGCAGCATTTTCACATTGGCGGGGGTAAACTCAAGAGGAGTTCCTTCCCATTCTAAATTCTCCCAGCTAGCTACGCGCACAATGGCGTTTTCAAGAGCTTCCGATTTCAATTCAGAGAGTTCTTTAAATTGTGGTTTGCGGGTGCGCTGGTTTTCAAATTCTTGCTTTTGTAATTTGCGTAAGACGTTAGATTGAAAACGCTGTACAACATCACTTTGCGAGGCATAAACATCAATCATTGCTCCAGTTCCTTCCCCAGTAATCGGGTGAGTGACTTCAAAGCGATAAGTATTTTCAGAGGCTTTAACAGTATTTAATTTAGAAAAGTCCATTGTGTTTTCCTTATGAATTGGATTGAAATAAAAAAACCGAAAGTGATGAACTTTCGGGGTTTGTTTTCTATAAAGTATGACTAAATTTCACCGCACTTTAGGCTAATGAATCTTGAATAATGAGTGTTGTTGGTTTCTTTAATACATCATCAATTGTACTTTCCGCATCATAAATCGCGGGGAAAGCATCAAAGTTTAGGGTTTGAATAAGGTTTTTTGCACCGTCATCAATTTCAATAGAAGTTGCTTTCACGCCTGGCAAGATGAACGTTAAATAATCTCCGTTGTCGACTGATTCGGCATCCATTCTTAAAGCAAGAGAAAGATTCGCGCCGCTACGCACAGCGTCAATCATGGTTTTATCTTGGAAATACATCGTAAACGATCCGCTAATTGCCACTGTGCCAATAAACACGTCAGGTGCGTATTTCGCACCTAGTACCGCCTCACTCGACGCATTCAAATCGATGTCCATCTTCAAACCAGTAACTAATGCTGCTTTGGTTTTATTGACCATCAGTTGCCCATTTACACCTGCAACCTTAGCCGATTGAGTCACTTCCTGCGCACCAGTAAAATATGCAGTTTGACTCTCCTCGCCTTTTTGTCCTAAAAAGGTGACCGCAATCGATGCTATACCATTCGGTTGAATATCTAGGCTAATTTTAGATACTCGACAACCTGTATAAATGCGACTTAATCCAATATCTGCGAATGTGTCTTCAAGCGTAAAGGAATCAGTTGTATGGCCAGTTTCAGGAATTACGAGTAATTTACCTTGTTTTTCACCTGCCCCTGTGCCAGTTTTCTTTAATACGGGCGATTTTGCTTCTGTCCATGTTCCGCGCAATGCGGCTGCAAAAAAATCAGACCATTGACCTGCAGACAATTCACCTTTCAAATCGCCCTCCACTTTTTCAAATCCAACAATGGATGGAGAGCGCTGCATATTTTCTCGAATTTCCTCACTTGAGAATGAATCAAAGATTGAGTTCAGTGAGCTTTCTGTGCGAGGCATCACTTTACCAATACCTTTTGCAGCACGTACTCCAAATGTTGTTTCTTTTGCAAACGTAACCTTACGTTTTACACCTTGTGCATTTGCCATATAACCTCCTAGAGTTCATAAGCGGTAAAATTGATTGTAACTGGCAACGCCAGTTTATTATCGTTTAAAAAAATACCGCCAATAAGTGGCGGTTTATGGATGATGATTTGAACGTTATCCTTAATAAAGGACTGACCGTAAAAATGCCGTCGAATAGCTGTCGCACGCTCCTCAATGGCTTTCGTGCCTAATCCCGCCTCATAAAATAACGTTAATTGCAAAAAACCTAATTCTTCAGCATGCGGCCGATCAGAGATTGCACCTGTATCGCTAGATGAAATAGTTAAGTGGAGCGTTTGATATGGTAGTTTTGGCGTATTTAAAACGCCTTCCCATGCGGTATTAAATTGTCCTAATTGGTTTAAGTGTGTTTGCAATACAGACCGAATAATTTGTTTCATCTAAAATCACCACCTACTTTTCTTTAATAACGCTTCCATTTCTTGCACAGTAATCCTCACCATGCCTTTTGGAGCCTGAATCGAAAAGCCATTGTTTGTTTTACGCCCTCCTGGTTTAGGGTATAAACCATATTCCAGTGTCAAGGCATAAGGCTTATCCGTCGCAATGTAAAGCGTATTACCAAATTTTGCATTGTTAATCACTTCATTAGAACCATTAAATACAGATGGTGCTTCTCCCACCGAGACTGTCCAACTCCGACGTAACTGCCCGCTATCGACAGGCGTTTTAGATTGCACTTTTTTAAATGTATCCAATGCGATTTTCCGTACCAACATATCTGCACGTTGCATCGTTCGTTCTCTAAAAGCATCAATTTCAGCTACAAATTTACCCATTTACTAACCTTGCCTGAAGCTTGTAATAAATCGTCATGCCAGATGGTTTTAATGGCTGACAATTCACAATTTGCCAACGCTCTCCATTAACAAGGAGTACACTTAAAAGCAGCTCCTCTCTCGAAAGAGGAGATGATAGGCTTAACGTAATAGACACATCGCCTTGTTGAACTAAGATTGCCTCACCTTTTAAAACACCAGAACTTTGGAATTGAGGAAAGTCATAGGCCAATTGGTTAAATATACAAACACCCAATAAGCGACGCTTGCGTCGAGTTGCCTCACCTGTTTCAACGTTGTAATCACTGGTAATGTTTTGTTCAATACTACATGGCACCCCAAATTCGGTTAACAAGGTCTTTGCAGTATCAGCCAACTCATCATAAAATCCCATTCTTACCCCCGTTCAAGCAATACTCTACGCATAGCGCCTTTCTCTCGAACAAACTCTCTCAATAACTGAGCCACATAACTAAATCGCTGATTCTCTACACCGTTTGCAGCTGAAGGATAAGAATACGTTACAGAAAGTTCACCAACTTTCACTGCACTTTTAAGTGCGGTTGGATTTTGAGTTAAATTTTCTTCCAAAGCTAATTCGCAGACTGCATTTTTTACTTTTACTGGCACGTCTGTATCCCCATTACGTGGGAACGCTCGTAATTGATGTTTATCGGATGGCTTTCCTAAATAGATATAGCCACTATCAATATAATCCGATGCATTGACTAATCGGCGAGCCTTTTCTGTTGCACTTAGTGCCCCCCATATTTCTGCACTCATTCTGAGATTATGATATGCATCAGCTTCTTCTACAGAAACATAAGCGCTCATTTTTTCTCCTTACTTAGAAGAATCTTCAATTTTGTTTTGGTACAATTTCACACAGTTATTTCCTTTTGCAATTAATGGGCAATGGAAATAAGAACCCCCGAGTAATTCGTTACTTGGGGGCTCGCTTTTTTAGCGATATGGCTATTTGGTTTTCACCAACACACCTGCAGTGTCTTTCAATGAAGTTGCGGTTTTACGCCAGTTGGCTGATGCACCTAATTTAGTATCATCAGGAGATTTACCGCCTGCAGTCATATCCCATTCATAACCGAGAATACCTAAGTTATAAGTCCATTCTGCTTGATAAACTGCTGCGATATTTTCACCGCCTAATTTCGGTTGCATTTCGCTATTGAAATCGTTGTTACCGCTTACCACGATCGCCCCTTCTTGCAAGCCTAGAGTGTTATAGGCTGAAGCGGTGCTATCAACTAACGCAGGGCTATCCGTGACCACAAACAAGCGACCAAACGGATCGCGCATCACACTCACGTTATCGTAAGTAAACAAACGTTCTGCGTTAGTTAAGGCATTGTCGTACAAGGTATGTAAGGTGGTTGAATGAACAATCCACGCTTTTAATGCGCTGGAGCGGTCGCCAAATAATGCCGCTGCTTTGTTAAGCGTACGGAAAGTTGGGGCATTTTTCTTGTCGTCTAGCACAGCTGTAGTTTGCCCACCAATCGCGGCAACCGCCCCTAAAATTGCGGTGTTTAACATATCTGCCAAGCGTGCTTTTGCTAATTGTTGCCCGATTTCTACCGCAGCAAGCTCAGGGTTTTGCAATACCCAACGATATTGTTGCGGTTCATACTCAATCGGGTGCGTACCTGCAGCCACTTTTACTGCTACATTGAGTAATTGCTCTAGGCGTTTCGCTTGCACTGTACCACTGCCATAAGCATTACGACGACGCACTAAGCCTTGAATCGCTTTAAAGCTCGCACGAATATCAAAATCACCTTGTGTTGGAGCATTTTGCAATGTAATCACTCCGCCTGAAGCTTGATTGAATTTTTCAATATCCTGATCGACAGTTTCAGTTAACGCTAAATGTGTTTGTTTGTTAAAGACTTGTAAGTCAAAAGCCATAATAAGCTCCTATGTTATGGTGCGATTGCACCGTAAATAAAAAAGGTGCAATCTCTTGCACCCGATTATGAATGTTGTTGCATATACGCAATTTTTTCTGCGTCGGTTTTACATTCGGCTAAGGATTTAGGGGCATTGCTACCGCCTGTTCCCGCGCCAATACCTGAACCTGATGTACCTGATGGTTTTAAAATCGCATCTTTATTTGGATACGCACCGACTAACGCCTCTAATGCTTCCTCAAAATCGGCTTTTTCGCCTGGGCGTGAACGGCTGTAAATTTCATTGCCATCTGCGAACTTCGCCACCACTTTACCTTCATCTGAAATACTGAAATGCTTACCAAAGAAGGCTTGCACCACATCAGAAGGTAAATTTAAATGTTCTGCGGCATATTTAGAGCGAGCAAACGAACCACCAATTAGTTCTGCGTGCAATTGCGATTGCAGTTTTTCAGCTTGAGATTGGAATTCTGCCAGTTGTTCATCAAAGGTTTTACGCATTTCTGCTTTCACCTTTTCCACTTCGCCCGCATCAATCAACTTCTTATCATCGAGATTTTTCACCGTTTCCAAGGCTTTGATTGCTGCTTTCGGATCGTCAATCCCCGAAAATGCCGAGAGTTTTGCTTCCGCCTGCTCTTTGGCTTCACGGTGTTTTTTCGCCTCACTGTTAAGTTCTGCGATTTTGGCTGTGGCTTTTGTGGCATCAAACGGAATTTCCTTCCCGTCTTCGTGAACATACACAGGCATCCCGCTTTCAACAACCACGTGCCCATTTTCATCAAGTTTTAATTTCATATTGGATTTTTTTCCAAGGCGTAAAAAAACCGCCTGTAACTTTCGCTACAAGCGGTTGATAATGTTTGTTAGGTTAAGATAATAAAAATGCCATGGCTGCTAAATATTTTTCTTTACGGAGAATATCTTCTTCTTTGATTCTAGGTAATCGAGAAAGATCGGCATTATGCTGTAAATCTGCTAATTTAACTGAACGTGCTAAAGCATTTTGTTTAACTCTAATTAAATAATCTTGGTAGTCTTCACCTTTACGTTTTGATATAGCCAAGATGGCATTTGCGATCACATTGCCAAATTGTTCTTGAATTTCATCAATGCTAATTGCCGTGTCTTCCACGCTATCGTGCAACCAAGCAACAGCACGCATTTCATCTGTTGAATTGTCTAAATGTTCTACAACAAATTCCAAATGCTCTACATATGGCTTACCGGCTTTATCTTTCTGACCGTGATGCAAACATCTTGCCAATACTTCAGCTTTTTCTGCCCACATTAATGCACCTTGATAAATTGAATGGCTTCTTTTTCACTAATTTCACGATAAGCATCAAAATCGCTGACTAAGATTTTATCCGCCCAAAACGAACCAAACTTTTTATCCCAATCTTCTTTATGAGGTTCATAGGTAGCAAATGAAAGTAAATTATTACCCATACCACGAATCAATTTTTGTTGATTGTCATCTAACTGAGCTAAGTAGTATTGATACATTATTTTACTCCTTTGATTTTCTGAATATCTTTTGGCGTAACTAATTTAGCACTTAATTTCTGCATTTCAATATACAATTTTTCTTTTTCTTCTTGCTCGGTATTTGGATCGCGAAAACGTTCATAAAGCTGATGTAATTCACCATTCTTTAACGCGAAACTTTCACTTGTATGATATTGCATCTCGAAAATTACATCATCTTTCTTTACAATAGTCGTGATGAATGTGTTAATACCTTTATAAACAGCGCCGTCCTTCCAAGTATTTTTAACAATAATTGTTTTATACCCTTGTTTTTCTAAAGCGGATTGCATTTCCCTATATTGTGTTACAAAATTTTCAGGCGAGAATATTGCTGTATAGCGAATAACATCTTTAATGTTATCTATTGCTTGTTGCTCAGAAATCCCTGCCATCATTTCAGTTTCTATTTTACGCTTCAACGAATCCATTGATTTTAAGCGATATTCGAGTCCAGCAACCTCACCATCTACAGAAGCGATAATAGTTGTCACAGCTTTTGTGATTTTGGGTTCTATTTCAACCGCTTGCTGATATTTTTTTGTTACATCCATAGGATTATATTCTTGCGCTAAGCTAGATCTAGAGTATAGCTCTTTCAACGTCAACGGTCTACCACTCTGATCTAACATATCCGAGAACGTAATCACGCTACGTTCCCATAAATCCGCCTTGCCTTTGCCGAGAACTTGCTCTCTTTCTTCGTGGGTTTTGCTGTGTAACCACGATTCATAATTGATTCGCTCATCGACCTGTCCATTCATTGAAGCACGGGTGCTAGTTGGCATTTCGTCCATTCCTTGCACACCTAATTCCTCCCAGCTTTTGGTAACAAGCTGAAGAATGCTGCGACAACGTGGGTGCAGCGGTGGGCGCTTGTAGGGAATGTTATGCCCGATTGGCTTTTTGTCCAAATCCCATCGTTTACCATCTCGTACTTGGCAAACTGTGGAAGTCCGCATATCCAACGTAGAAAGGTGCTCTTCACCTGAGAGAATATCTAAATTTGCATCGCGAAGTTCTTCGTGAGCAGTGTCCGCCACTTTCGCCACCGCCGTAATCACTAATGTTTCCGCATTGCGACGGCTAATGTTCATCAATTCTCGCACTTCTGTTGCCAGCTGTCCATTTTGCTTTCCTTCTGCTATACCAGAGCGGATAATTCCTTCAAACTTAAAGGCTAAATCCGCACGTTGCTTATTCCACCATGCCTCAAGTGGTTGCCCTTCAATCACGGCGACATTTTTAATCGCCTTAATCCGCTCTTTCGATACCGCATTAAACAAATCAAAACCGACTTCACCATTGTACAGTTGATTAATTTTACTTGCTTCAAGCAATAAAAAACCGCTTAACTCGTCTTGCGTGTAAGCGGTTGTTTCTTGATACGTGTTTGCGATTTCTGATTTCAATTCGGTGAGCAGTTTATCCAGTTTTTTAGCGGGCAAGGCTTCGACACCGATAGCACTGATGCGGTTAATCAGCGATTTTTGCAATGTATTTAACCGCTTGTACACCTGTTGTCGCAAGTGAGCATCATAGCGAAAATGCAAGATTTTGCGGTCGGTTAAGGCGTGAGCAATGCGTTGTCTAAGCGTTGGTTTCTGATGTTTCTTCGTTTCCAAAACTCATTCCCTCCGATTGCAGGCGTTCTTGCTCTGTGTTCCATTCTAAGCCGTCGGCTAATAAACCACGACGTTTGGCTTCGTCAAAGGTGGATTGATTCGAAATCACGCCAGCATTACGCAACTGAATCACACTTGCCATAGAAGCGGACGGGTCTAGATCGTTTTCAATGTTACCCGAAATCTGCACGTTACCCACCTGCTCTTTGGCAATGCCAAGCCAATGCCCAGTATATTCCAAGGCTAAATCAATAGCATCTTCAAAACGATTAGCAAGCAATCGCAATTGGGAAATTTCTTTGCCTGCTTCATCACGGGCTTGGCTGTCAGTCATTGCCAAGGCGGTTTTGGTAAGCAACTTCGCCCCTGCGGTTTTCATTTGCTCTTCTAAATCTTTCAGGCTTTCCACACCTGAAGCAATGGCTTGCCCAGAGTGTTCGACAAATTGCATTGAGCTATCAACAGGTAAATGAATCGCACTTCCACCAATAGCAAGCTGTTTCACTTCATCATTGGAATAAATCGCTAACAATGGCACGCGGGCGATGTTAGTAATGTTGTCCTGATCTGATTGAGATTGCCAGTGTTTTACATTCAAATACGCCAACTCCATTAAAGGCGGCTCAATGGCATTGGTGAGTTCGTTACGCTTTGTGATAAATGGCACGACAGGCACAAAATCAAGAGGTCGATTTTGGGCAGTGAGGAGCAATTCCGATTCAAGACGAAACTCGCCTTCCGCTTCGCTAAATTTCCGCACTTTACCGATTTCGTACACATAAACGTGTTTCACGGTTTTCACGCCAAATTCGCCATCCTCAACCTGTTCATTTACAACATAGCGGAATTGAGTAATCGCTTGTTTACCATTTACTCGTGCGGTTTTAATGCCCAGTACTTGATGCGGTTTAATATGTACCCAATAAGGACGGGCATTTAAGGCTTTCTCTTCTGCGCGACTTTTCACGACTTCTACGCGGGTAAAATCAATCAGAGCGAACGAGCAACCATACGCCAAAGCGGAATAAAACCAACGGGAGGCGAACACATCAAGGTTATTGCCTGCTAAATCCACATCATCAAAAAGGGCTTGCACCGTTTCTGTTACATTAGCCACGTCAATGGGATTAAAGAACACACGCCCTGTCATTTGGGAAAGCGTTTCCGACAAAGCGGGGTAAAGAGTCGAACGCTCAAGGCGTTTACGGTAACTATCGGGCTCTTCCATTTCCATTTGGAAAAGGTAGGTTTGTGCGGCTTTTCGCATTGTTGCCGTGCCACCAAGTAAATCATCAATGATTTTGGATTTCTTATTTAATTCCACCATTTCAGCGGTGGGAAGATGAACTGACATAGTGAATCCTTAATAGAGTTTGAGGCTGGTTTGTTTAAAATCGCCTCGTTTCTTAATCAAAGGCGTTAAGGCATACCGCAATGCATCAATGTAATGGTTATTTGCATCGATAATCTGTGGTAACACATCACCTGACAAACGGTCTGTTTTGTAGCTGTATAAGCGAAATTCATTGAGCGTCTCTTTGCAACGCGGGTGAATGTACACCTTGTTGTAAGACTTGATATGCTCAATACCATCTTCAACCGAGCCTTGCCATTTTTTCACGCCTTCAATTTGCGGCACACCGTGTCGTCTAAGATAACTAATCGACTCAGGTCGAGCCGAATCAGCCCGCACTTTATGTTGAGCAAATTCAGGAATACGTTGTGTGATAAATTCTGCCGTTTCGTCCAACTCTAACCGCACTTTGCCCGCTTCATATTCAATATATAAATCATTGTTGAACACCCAGCATTTCACAGCGGCAGTTGGGTCGTTCGCAAAACCAAAGTCTAATCCGTAATACGGGCCGTTGAAATCAGATTGCGGTGTAAACATCAGTTCTTTAAACTTATCGCGAAATATCTGTGCTTCAGATTGTTCGAGATAATCACCTTGCCAAATCCAACGATAAGTAGCATCATCGAGACGCTGTTTGTCCGCCAGACGTGTTTGTTCAAGCTCAGCAGGAAACCACGGATTGTCGTGGTAGTTCATTTCCACAATCTTACTGTTTTCAGGCTTATGCTGTCGATATCGCTCATCAGTTGCCGAACCACGTTTTTCAGGGTTCCACGTTACCCAAATTTCAGATTGATGTTCACGCACCGTTGGCTCTAATTTCTGCCACGCGATTTCGCTGACGGTTTCCGCTTCTTCTACCCACGCCAGCAAAATACGGGCTTTGGATTTAATGCTATCAAGGTTATGCCTTAATCCTGCAAAAACGTAAGAAATCCGACCGCTTCTGGTTTTATAAATTTCTCACCAATAATAAAATGTGGCAACAACCATTCTGTTGAAAGAATCGCCTGTTTTACCTCTTCAAGCGAAGATTCCTCTAATGAGTTCATAAACTCACGGGCGCATAAAATCACACCGCTGTCTCCTGCCATATCTCGCTTATACGCCCAAACAGCCGTCATTAAAGCAAAGGTGCGTGTTTTGGCAGAGCCTCGTCCACCATAAGCACCGCGATAACGGCATTCACCTTTGAATACATCAATCAATTTGGCAGGAATAGAAAGCTGCACTTTACTCACTACTTACCCCGACAAGTTCGATAATAGTTGGCTGTAATGGTTTGCCACCTGAAGTAATATCGACACCGTCTTTGAAGATACCCAAATGTTTACCAAGTAACTCCAACGCTTTATTTGCCGCAGAAGGTTCATACACAAACTGTGCCACATCATTGCCCATCACTTCACCATTTTCGCTTTTGCTTGGGATGGTGATAACCGTTGCTTTCTTACCCATTGAAATATCCACATTTTCAATTAAGCGGCGAATCACTTCGTCCTGGGTGATTTGCGTGCGGGCTATGCGCTTATTTTGGGCTTCTGCAATAGCTTCCTGAATGTGAGGTTTAGTGAGGTTTTCATAACCTATCTCTTTTGCAGTATCTTTGCTATACCCCGCTCTAATTGCGGCTTGTGTTGCGTTTAGATCAACAAGATATTCTGCAATAAATCGCTTTTGTCTCTCTCTTAGTTTCCCCACGCCATCAGACGTGGATTTTCCTTTCACGTCTGGCATAGAAAATCCTTACTTAATAGGCAGTTCAATCTGCATCTTATCTTCAAAAAGTTTTAAAGTTGCTTCTAGCACAGGCTTATCGCCCTTCCATTCCCTCAACCCTTTACCACATAAACTCGCAAATGCTTTCTTCGCTTTATGCTCAATGCACAATTCGTTATATTTATGTATCAAGCTATAACCTTCTTGCTGTAATTTCTCACGCATAAAATCAAAGGCTTTAATAAACTCTACTTTGAATTTCATTGCTTTTTTGGTTCTATATCCCATTACCAAAAGCAAAAATCCATTTTTAGTCATTTGATACATGGGTTGTTTTCTGCCCCATTCATCGATATATGAGGTCTCCTCAAAATTGAGGAGAGCAAACTCACCGCAATCTTGTTCAATAACTAATGCTTTGATATCACGGATGATGTTATCGTGACGTTTACCAAACACCGTGGCAATATGCCGAGAATTTGTCACAATACGTTGCTTGTCATTTACCTTTAAGAATTGTTCAAAGTTTTCAATTTTTTGTAGGTTCATCTTGGACTCCCATTAAATTTTGGATAATAAAAAACCCGACCATTTCTGATCGGGTTATTTAGTCCTAACAAAACTACCGAGAAGGCTTGGCTTCTACCAATTTAAAGATGTTAGACATTAGTCGTGATTATTTACTGCCTTTTACTTGATTAATCCACTTATTGAGATTATCTACTTGGCTTGCGCACTTATCTCGCTCTGCTGTCACCTTAATAAGCTGTATGACTACATCACCGTATGTCTCACCGGTAAACGCTGTTTTAACACAAGGTGTAGTGTAGGCTTGAGGCGGGTAAATATATTCTGCCTTGGTCGTGACTTTATTTGTACAGGCGGTCAAGAGCAGACTGAGGCAAACGAGTGTGAGCACAAGGTTGTGTCTTAATGATTGTTTTAACTGATTCAGCATTTTCTGTTGCTATCCTTTCTATTTCGTCATTACGTTGCTGTTGCTCAATGACTGCATCGCGCTCTTGTTGCAGCGAAATGGTCAATGCCTTGTTCGCATCTTCTTGCTGCTGGATGGTTTGGGCTTGTTGTTTTGTGGTTATGTTCAACTCATCTATAACACTTGATTGGTAACGCAATGCGCCAAACAAAACCACTACAACAGCCCCTAACGCTATGTAAATGTACTTAGTCATTATCAGTTACCATTAATGCTCGATATAGCTTGCAACGCTCATCAATGCCATTTAGCCCACCATTAATTCTTCGAGTCACTTTCTCTACCGAATTAAGATCAGCTAATTCACAGAGTTTCCAATACCAAACAGCAGCTTTAACTGATAAGTCTAAATTACTTGCTATATCTTCTGGCTCAATATCTCTACCTAACCATTTTCTAAACGCGGAATAATTATCCTTACCCGTGATCTGAATCAGTCCACGACCACGATACTTCCAACCATCTCCACTTTTCTCATCTCCATTACCCAAACGATTAGCATAAACACGATTAGCTATTAGCTCAGGTTTGCGCTCATATTTCTTGGCTGTAAGTGGATCGGGGAAATATTTACGGAAAGTTTGAGAAAGCCCAGACCAAGAATAATTTAAGTTTTCTTTAAATCTTGTAAATCCTCCACTTTCATGCCCGCATTGAGCTAAGAACATAGCTTGTTGCATCTTAGTCACACAACCTGCTTTTTCTATTTGTTCTGAAATAGCTTGATAAACACCTTTAACTGCATGAGGAAAAATTTTATTGAACGTCACTTCGGAAATCATCATTGTCATCTTTTTCAATTCTCCGATTAATAAATTTAAATAAGAATTCGCGAATTTTCTCAGTACCAACAAAACCAATCATCGTGCCAAGAAACGATGAGTATTCACTATGCCCAAAAATATGAGTGCAGATAGGCACTGCTACGCCAGCAATAGATGCACACATAGCTGCATCAATGAACACATATCGGAAACTTGGTTTTTTACGCATAAATCCAAGTCTTAAAATAGAAATAAATAATGCCCACAGGGCGCTTTGAATAGAGCTAGAACTCAAATTAATTTGTAACCAAGACCATATTAACGCCCATACATCAGGCTCTTTAATTGGCATATTTCCCCCTAGTTTTTTAGGCAATAAAAAAGCCCACGTATTAACGTGAGCTTGTGATGTGGCAAAGGCGCAAGGAATCGAACCTCAATTAGCGGTTTTGGAGACCGCTGTCTTACCATTAGACTACGCCCTTATAGTTTGATAACAAAAAAGCCCCGACCGTTTCCGATCAGGGCTGTAAAATTCTTTTGTGCGTTTGCTATGCGCTAAAACCGCAACTTATACTATATACTACAATTTTACTTGCAAGTAATCAAGTATTTTTTTACAAAAAACAAAACCCCGTATTTTTAAATACGGGGCTATTTATTTTTACAGGTTTTAAAAAATTCCTTTGTTGACATCCCAGCTTGCCTCGCCATCGATTTGATCAATGCCTTATCAAAAGGCGAAATATGCTTATCAACAGTCACTAAAAATTTACCGCGCTCATCCACTCTAACCCATTGTTCATGTGCAGTAGCTGTTTTTGGCTTCATATTAAAGCCTAATTTTACTAATGCAATCGTTACTTCTTTATAGGTTAGAGGTGTAATACGGGTAAACATTATGCTGGGCAACGCTCTTCAAAAAATGCGACGTCTTTATTATTCCCATTTTTAGCCAAAAGGAATCTAAGCCAGTAATATTTGACCCATAAGGACAATGGTGCAGGACGATTAAGAAGCTGTTGCGCATATTCAGGTTCGGAATTTACTTCCTGAATAAGATCTCGGATTTGAGAATCAAGTTTATCCATTGCTTCTTGCATTGTATCAGCTTGAGCGGCAAGTGACAGGTCAAGACAAATGGCAATATATAAATCACCTTTTGGATAAACCATGCAACGGATTAATTTGCGATATTTTTTCATAGACATACTTTTTGATAGTTAAAACTTTAACTCTAAAGCTTTGACGCAATCTTAAACTTAACTATAAATACTTGTCAATAGATTGTCACCAGTAAAACCCACTTAAAAACCTTTATTCTTAACCAATATAATGATACTTAATTTTCAGCATTGAAAATGCGCCTTGTAAAAACCCAATGCCACGATTGCGCAGGCGATACATTTTGGCGGGGGAAATTGCCAATGCGCTTGTGATATCCTTTTCACCCAACTGCTGCACATACAGCGCCATCGTAACCTGATATGCTGCTAAATCTACCTGATGCAATGCCATTATTGCGCCCTCAATTTTTAAACATTCATCATCACTCAAGTGCTTTAACCATGCCTTACGCGGGGCTGACGGTAAAACAGGAATGCTTGGTGTTACGCTTGGATATTCTGTTCCAATTCTATCACGACCCCAGCAATTACCCCATTTTTCTAAAATTCGCTCAACGCTATAACTCATTCTTGGCTCCCGTCTAATTCTTTGATTTTCGCTCTGTAAACCTTGATTAATTCTTTAAGCTCAGATATTTCCCATTTTTTAATTCGATGTTGGTTTTCTTCTAACCACTGAACTTCTTGCTCGCCAATCTTCTCAACCAGTCTTGGTCTATATCCGTGTATATTTCCACCGCCAACAAAGAGATTGCATCTAATGCAGCCTGAATGAATATTCCTTTCGTCAAACCTTAAAAATGAACTTCTGCCTTGCGGAATGAAGTGTGATGCTTGAAAGCTAGGTTTCCATATTGCACCGCAAGCAATGCAAGGCTGACCTTTATCTCTTAATCTGATGAACTTATTCACTTCCTTTTGAAGTGCTTTTAGCCAATGCCCTCTATCGTTCTCTAGTAGTTTTTTCTTCCGCTCTTTTAATTGAGCCTTTTCCTGTTTTTCCCGTTTCTTCCTTGCTTGTTCTTTTGATAAAGCTATCGCACATTTAGGTGAGCAAACTTTTTGGAGAGAGTTTTTGGGGATAAACTCAATACCGCATGACTTGCATTTTTTAGGCTTGATGGGTTTAAGTTTACTCATCACTCATCCTTGCTCTCGATTTTTGAGCATTGATAAACGTTTTTGCCAACGTAAAACTTTCCCAATCTCTCGCACTCTGTTGCAACCGTGCTATGAGCAAAATACCAACCGGAAAGCCAACAAGCTCCACACAAGACAAGGGTTGCAGCAAGGGGCTGATCGAAAAGAAAAAACAACATAGCCGAAAATGCAATCAAAAATAAAATCATAGTTCCTACCTCAATCATCGTCCGTAAAATCCCCATCTACCAAAAGAACGCATAAAGCTGGTTTATGACATTTTCGTCTTTTGTGTTGTTAAAAATATGTTTGATTGCTGCATTTATCACCGCTTTCAAACACTCACCTCTCTCGATATCATCCATTTCATCCCACTTTAAGCTTTGCGCCTCCTTGTGGATTTCCCCGGTGTCAAAATTTAAAAACTCATCAAAAAAACCGGCAAGAATTGTTAGTCTTTTGCGAAAGTGATTAAACTGCTTAACTTCATCGGCGCACCCTAAATCTGTTTCTTCTGCGGAATAGTGATCAAAGCAAAATTTAAAAAATGCGAACAACTTCCGGTGCAATTTTGGGTTGTTTGTTTTTTTTAGCTCTATCTCGTAAATCCCGCCATTTTCAAGTCGTTTGAGTTTATCTAAGTACATATCATCAGCGGGGCAAAACACCCCGCCAGCGTTTTTAATCATTGGGATTTTCATGATTAATAACCACCGCACTTTTTAATATGTCCGATACTGACCAACCGTTGAACAAAGTCATCTGCGCATGGGTCAAAAACAACGACCATTGAGCCTTTGTTGTTTCCGCCAACCTCATTGCCAGTCACTGGATTAATAAATTTGATTCGGCCCGAATTAAATTTCCCCTTGTGATCAGTAAACCCGATAATGTCGATCACCTCGTTAGCCTCTTTCCGGATAACCTCAAACCATTCTGTTGATTTATCCAACGGCAACAACATCACCACAAAATACCCAGCCTTGCGTAATTCTGCCGCGCGTTGTACAAAAGGCAGTGGATTGTTGTAAGGCGGGTTGACGAAAATCCGTAGCGGGAAAGAGCAAACCTCAGCCACTTCATCGAGCAATAAATCAAAAAGGTTGTCGGCTAAAAAATCAGGGGCAATAGATAAATTCTCGTCGTCATCCGTACCTTGCTCACCAATATATCGATAACACAAGGCGTTTTTGGCATTTGCGCAACCATCTAAATCAAACTCGCCAAATTTGTTTTTGAGCCAGTTAAAAACATACTTCGGCGTTTGCCATGTGTTTTTGTCAAAGTCTGTCATGCTTAAAACCCCTTATCCCTTTTTGAAAATCTTGCTATTTCTTGTTTTGTTTCTTTTTTGCCGATTTGCGCCCGTCTTTCTGCGTCTAATTGATCGCATTCAAACATTGCACCAAATTTCTGATCGCAGTAGGCTTTACCAGTTCCGCCATGGCGATTTAATCGCACGATAATTTCCGTCAAACTTGGATCAGCGTTTTCGTTGTAAACGGATTCTTTATAAAGTCCCAACCAGTAATCACACTCTTGCTCAATTTGCCCTGTATCACGGCTATCGCTTGGCATTGGTCGTTTATCTGAGCGACTTTCAAGCCCGCGATTCAGTTGTGTTAAAAGCAACACCACACAATCCATCTCACGCGCAAGATTTTTTAATTCTTTGGTAACTTGCCCGTAAGCCAAGTCGTTCCGCTCGGCTTTTTCAGCTTTCATCAGCGTCAAGTAGTCAATACCAATAAATCCAATATCTCCTCGCTCACGTTTAATTCGGCGGCATTCGCTGCGTATGTGGGCCATAGAGACATTCGGAGTGTCATCAACATACAACAAGTCATCATTTACCAACTCTCCAACAGATTGCGTTACACGCGTCATTACAGTGTCTTTGTGTAAGTGATATTTGAGATAAAACTCATCGTCATTTAACCCGGTGTCGTAAAGTGCATTTGCGTTAATGTTTGCGCGCTTAACCAACATACGCTCAAAAATCTGATCGGCTGACATTTCCAAACTAAACAGCAACACGGGCTTTTTCTCGTTCAAAATGCAGTTTTCCGCCATCAAGGAGTAAAATGCCGTTTTACCGCATTTAGGGCGAGCACCTACCGCAACAAGGGATTGCTTAACCAAACCTTTCAATCCGATCACTTCATCAAGCGCTTTAATGCCGGTTAAAATTCCACGCACGCTTTCCGGTTGCTCAAGGCGTAATTGGTATTTATCTAACCAATCTAAACCAACATCACGTCCAGCGCGTAAGCCTTTAGATTTACCGGTTCGGCTGTAGTCGGAGATTTCCGACATTAAGCGACTGATTGATTCAATTCGATCAGCAGCGCTCATATCGCTTTTGCCTAAAATCAAAGCCTCACAATCTTGTAGCTTGCCAAGCGTAAATCGTTTGATGGCATCTTCCCGCACGATTTCGGCATAAGCTCTGATATTTGCAACGCTTGGAGTGTTGTTGGATAACTCCGCCAAGTAAGCGAATCCACCGACTTGTTCGGTTACGCCTTTTGTTTTTAATTTAGCCTCAACGGTCATTAGGTCGATTGGTTGATTGGTTTTTGCCAAGGATTGGATTTCGGTGTAAATGAGCTGATGCTCAAATCGGTAAAAACTTTCAGGCTTTAAAAAATCCAATACTGCCAATGCGTCTTTCGTGAGACTGCCAAACATCAAGGCTCCGAGTACGCTTTGTTCTGCGCTCAAGTTGTATGGGACGATTTTTAAATTTTCCATCACAGAGCCCCCTCGCGTACTTTTTGTAATGTTTCAGGCTTCATCACAAAGCTAAAACCGAATCGGTCGTAATACTCGCCCGCAATTTCGTTGTAAGTTTCGAAGTAGGCGGTAAACCCTTCCACAGTTTGATTTTTAAGCAACGGCGCAAGATTCAGGATGATTTTCCGTGTTGTGTCGTTAAGCTCAACCTCAGCATAACGCCCTTCGAATTCATCGTTGAATGCGTCAATAACCGCTTGAAAATCAATGTTATCCGTCAATGATGATTTTTCGCCGTTGGAATCGTGTACGCGGAATAACCCTTGCCAGTTGTTGAACGTTGATTGTTTTAAAACTTCAGAAACGTTTTCACCCTGCGATTTAAGATCTTCAAGTTTCCCCAATGCGATTTTGCAGGCTTTTTCGGAAAGAGGTTTTTTAATACTCTTACGCATTTCACAAAATCCGATCCAATCTTCAAGATTTACCCATTCAGGCAATTCAAAATTTTCAGCAACGAATTTTTTCGCTTTAGGGGGTAGGGGGTTTTTGTTATTTTTAGTAGTGTTATTTATATTGTTATTTTGTGTGTGAACTTTCTTCACTACCTGTTGTGAACTTTCTTCACTACCTCTATGAACTTTCTTCACTAGTGAACTTTCTTCACTACCGCTAATTTTGTAATCCTTAACAGAAAACACTTTAACTTTGTTTGCACCTGTTTTTTGCTCAAGAAGACCAAGCTCAACAAGTCTTTCGCAAGCGTCAATAACTTTGCGATTACTTAACCCCGTAACTTTCATAAATTGAGATACTGAAATAGCGTCTTCTTCCCTGTTCCATCCCTTGGTTTTTCTCAAAACATATAAGTAACATTTCAACTCCGCGCCGGTTAGGTCTGCTAGCAGATCATCGATGACAGCGTTAGGGAGTTGAAACGAATTCACGATAAATTTACTCATTTCAATTCGCCTCTTTGAAGCTGCTCATCAATGGATCTAACTAGCTGAATATCGTTATCCGGCATCAATACCAAACTGGCCCCGTGTTTATTTAAAATATCAAGTAAATATTTCGCACCAATCTTCACTAATAGATTTTTTGCCTGTTCATCATTGCCAAGATTTCCTATATAAGTAGAGTCGTCGCTATCAAGTATTTCCGAGACGCATTTTTCACTTTCGTCTCCAAGACTAATCATGTCGTAACTTGCTACTACGCTTGTTAAATCGTCATTTCTTTCAAGTTCAAGAACTTCTCTTATAGCCCATGTTATTTTTTGGAGATCACTTTTGAAAAACTCACGGCTTTCGGATACTCGATATTCTGAAAGCAAATCGTGAATTTGCTGTTCATCAGCCAAAGGATTGTTTGAATAAAAGCACGCTTCAATCTTGAAAGGCGTTGGAATGGCCGTCATTTTTGATAGCTCTTTAACTCTTTCCTCTACGCTTCTTTCTGTCATGCCAATTTTATAAATACCAGGCATTGATTCGTTTGATAAAACATAAACGTATCCTTTCATTCTGAAATTAGATGGAATTTTTAACTCTCTTTTAATGTCACCATCAGAAAAGTTTTCACTTAGTAAGTCATTAATCTTCATTAAAAATCTCCTCATCTAACTTCGCCAATTTAGCTAAAACATTCTGATAATAAAGAGCCAGCAACACATCAATTCTTACTGGTCGATTAAATCGTTTCATATCACGTCTCCAACCAATACTGGGCAACACGCTTTCCGCTTGGCACGGTAATCATTTTGCTGATGATGTTGTGACCACGCTTTTTAAGGTCATAGATACGAGCGCCAAGACGTAAGCAGTTAAACCGTTTTTCTGCATCTAAGTGCGTTAATCTTTCTCCGTTTTTGAGTGCTTTTAAAATCTGTGCTGATTGTGTTTGACTTGTCGTCTCGTTTTGATTAATATTTTCCATGTTAATTTTTTCCTAAATTGCCACGGTTGCCGCCGTGGTTTTTTATTTCTTGTGTAACACAATCGCACATTCAATCGAATGTTGCGTCGCTGCCAAATGTTTACTCAATGCTTGACGGATTTTGTCTTCTTCTTGTGAAGTGATTTCACCGTCTTCTAAAGCCTTTTCTAATACAGCAAATAAAAAGCCTCGAGCCGAAAGCTCGTGCAGTTGTAAATTGGCAAGCTCAACCTTGTCTAATTCATCCTCTGCCACATCAGGTACAAAACGGCCACCAGCGGTACGGCAAAGCTCATCGATAAAATCAGTGCAGCCATACTCAAGTTGCAGTGCAATCAATTCTTCATTTTTGAATCGTTGGCCTTTCGTGTGATACAAGCGGTTATTCAGTTCCGCCTCTGAAAATCCGAGAAATCCGGCTACCGCACTTTTGCCGCCCGGTATGTTCTCAATCATTTCGATGATGACTTTCTTCATTCCCATAATTTCTTTCCGTTTTTTATGGTTTTCTTTTAGGTAAAGGTTGGTAAATTAATCCCACAAATCAGGGCGTAATTCGGATTTTTTAACTTTTCCGGCTGTAAGTTCTTCAATCTTTGCGCAACGTTCCGCAGGCACTTTTTCACGCCACTTGGAAACAGCCCAAGGGGTAAGATTGAAATGTCGAGCCATAGCCGAAATACCGCCCACGATTTCATAAGCTTTTTCGATTGGTAGCATTTTAACCTCTTTATTCTATTTAAAGTAGAGATATTCTACTACCAAAAATAGAATTGAATCAACTATTTTAATTTTGTATCTTCTACCTTTAGTAGAATGAAGGAGTGTCTATGACAGATTTAGCAAGCCGACTTAATGAATTAATGGCTAAACAAGGCAAAAATATTGTGGATTTACAAAAAGCTATTGGCGTAACCTATGAAATGGCTAGACGTTACACTTTGGGCACTGCGACTCCGAGAGATAAAAAAATTGAAGCTATGGCGAAGTACTTTGGAGTTAGTCCTGCTCATTTGAAATACGGAACAGTCGATTTTTTAGAAAATCAAGTAACTTCTAATGTGAAAGACGTTGGCTCATTCGACTTATGGGATCGAAATACTCCACTAAATAGCGATGAATACGCAGTCCCGTTTTATCAAGATATTAGGCTTGCTGCCGGAAACGGCTTTGCTGATGACATAGAGGACTATAACAACTTCAAATTGCGTTTTTCCAAAGCAACACTACGTAAACAAGGCGTACAGTACGAAAATGCGGTATGTGTGATTGCTGATGGAAATTCAATGGAGCCGGTTATTCCGGATGGAACAACGGTGGGAATTGATTTGGGCAATAAGACAATCCGAGACGGCAAGATATACGCTATCAATCACGGCGGCTTGTTGCGCATAAAACTACTCTACAATATGCCAAACGAACAAGTTAAGATCCGCAGTTACAACAGCGAAGAACACCCGGATGAGATAACAGACATGCAAGATATATCAGTCATTGGAAAAGTCTTTTGGTATTCAGTTTTACTATAGAAACTAACACTGGATATTGTTGATCTTTAATAACAACCAACCTAAGGAGAAACTATGGAAAACTTTATTTACGTTCCTGTTTTAAAAACCAAACAAAATGAATTTTTAGCATTGAGTGAACTGGATGAGAAAATAAAAAACAATATAAAACCGTTATTTATTTTAACTCAAGATAAGTGTCGAGAGAGAGCGACATCATTATCCAATAATTTAAATAATAAATGGGCTTCCAGAGAAGTTTTTATTGATATATGTCAAGTAACTAACTTCAATATAAATCAATTAGATCACGTTACGGCCATCTTTTCTGATCTTGTTAATAATAATATCCCATTCACTCCTGTAATTCACTTAGATAATCCCAATCAAATTGCTATAAATTACACAATCCAAAATAGAATATCATCAGCTATACTAGTAAAAATAAGAAATTTTTCACACTCCACACCAAATAATTTAAAACAATTAATTGGCTTACTATCAAATGTAACAGATGTTATATTGGACTTTGGAAGTGACATAGAAACAAGCAGACAGAACCATTCATTTAATATATCAACATATATTAGCCATATTTCTAGTTATATATCGCCAAATATAAATATAATTATTACAGGCTCATCCATCCCAAGTGAGTTACCAAGAGATAACTATATGCCATTTGGCATAGAGCCAAGAACTGAATGGCTTGGTTTTTATGATTACTATACTTTAGCACCACAAAAGAATCCTATTATTTTTGGCGACTATTCAATAACGCACCCAGACGAAGCAGAACCTCTTGGATATGTTAACCCAAATGCCAAAATACGATATACTATCTCAGATAGTTATCTTTTTGCGGTAGGTTACCAAGTCCACTCGCATTCATCTGGATTTGGGCAATATCACGCAATGGCGGGGTATATAGTTAATTCTCCATACTTTATGGGGGATAGCTATTCATGGGGGGATAAATACTTATATGATTGCAGTGCCCAGGTTTGTGGGCCAGGTAATATGGGGGTTTGGGTTAAGGTAGGTCATAATCATCATATAACCTTTGTTACTCGCCAGATCGCCAATTTACGCGGGATTTCAATATAGCCCTAGTATTATCTCTTATCTCATTTAAAGAAAAGGTATCTACGATTAATTTGTAGATGTCTTTTCTTGTAAGCTTGCGAATGTGCCAATCAACCTTAATCTTTATCGCTAGTAAAGCTAACGCCTCTTCTTTCCAGATGAGTTTTGATAATTCAAGTGGGTTAATATCTTTATTCTTTTTATTGCGACGATAAGTAACAATATTCACGCCTCCTCGAGGATTCATCGTAGCAATCTTAACCCCCCACCAGTCAGGAACAATATTAATCGCTTCCTGAACATGCTTTTCTCCAACAACTAGAGTGACCTTATCCATAATAGACGAATAAGCCATAGATTGCTGTGGTAAACGTAAAAGATTGTCAGAATCGCTTTTTAGTTCATAGCCATGTAACTCACCATTAATTACGGCAATATCTACTCTATTGCGACCATGATCTAGCCCTAATTCATCAATTACTAATGTAGATGGATCATTAATGTGCGCCTTTAATATTTTATCTTTTACCGCTTGACGAACGTCTTTATCAAGCATTCGATTAATTGACATTTATTTATGATTCTAATTTTTAGTTAAAAGTTAACATTATTATAGACAAAAATATAAAAGATTCATCAAAAAACCTACGTTTTCATATCAATAACCAATTCTCTCGTTCAAAATTTGTGATCTATGTCACAAATTCAGCAAATAGTCAAAAATAAATTCAATTAAAAATCAAGAATTTACTACTTTAAATAGAAAATACTTCTACTTTTATACAATTTTTAGTTGCAATTAAATCTACTTTAGGTAGAATTAGCCTTATCAAACGAGATACACATAAACAAATATCTCGATGCTCTTTAAAAATCAGATTAAAAGAAGTTTACTCATAACGGCATTATGCGGTCGTGTAGATTAAAAGCCCTACCCTACATAATGAGAGTAAACGGAAATCCCACTGAAAGATGAGACCAGTGAAAAACTGACAGTTACAGAAAGTCTAGTCGCAGTGGGGAAATATCTCAAAGCACATTTGAAGTACAGAGACACAACGGCGTGTGAAACCGTTGCGAATGATAGAGAGAAGTGTGCTTTGAAATTTAGCGACAACATAAAGGGATTTGAATGCCCTGCGTTGAACGAAGTCGGTATAGGGACGAAGTAAAGTGTATATCGCACTAATACACGGTCGCAGAAAGAAGTCGGAAACGATGAGCACTCTATACATAAAGACCATAACCCACAAGCGGCAATGTGGCTACCTGTGATTGATAGGCATAAATCACAATGGTAAGAGGTGTCTAAGTTTAAAGTTTTGGGGAGCGCAAAACTAAAGTGCGAATTACGGCTCTTTGTTTCGTTGGTTGTGGAAACCGACACCTTTAGAAACACTAATATAAAATTTAGTTAATGCTAACTTTTGGAAAACGAAATGGGTTCAAATCCCGAAAGAGCCACCAGCTAAAGCCGTTCTCAAAATGCGAATGGAATCGCCCAATCTTCTTGAAAATTGGATGGAATCGAGAGCGGCTCTAGCTGGTTACAGCAATAGCATAATAAAAAATATCTCCTTTAAGATTGGTTATACCCCTAGTTGCTTATAGCTGGCACTAGGGGATTTTTTACCTTACGAGGTGAAGTTGAATAAGTAAAATAAGGGAATATATGGTAAACTATTTTCTAAGATTAGTTCAGTTATGGGGGGGATTTTGTGAATCAATTATTTGCTAGATTTAGCAATGTTGAGGGAATGAATGCGCGTTCTAACGTGCTTGTCAGTCTGCTGTGGTTGTTTTTTCTTACGCTTTGCTCAACCATCACTTACGGAATATGGGGTGAAAAAGAAATCGTGCAATATATTCTGCTTACCTTTCTTGCGGTTGAATTATTCACGATTATTGGCGTTTATGTCTATTTTGCCGTGAACAATCCCGATTGCCTGCGCTCTGAAACGTTTACACTTTCTAAATTAGCCATGGAAAAAGGGCATATTGGTGACGGTGTAAATGGCATCGAACAACGCGAACCCGATCAACACCAAACACCAGTGATTATCGGAGTGAAAGATGATTAAAAAATACATCATTGTTGCGAGTGAAGATATTAATGCTGCTTTGCAAGATAAAATCACCAATTATTTCCAAGAAAAAGAAATGAATATTTGGCACTGGATTACCAATGTTTGGCTATTGATTGATGACAGCGGTGTATCGCGCAATCAAATACGTGATGATTTATTAAAATTTGTAAAATCAGGGCCATTGCTAATTTTTGAAGTAAGCGACCCTGCGCAATGCACCGGCTTTACATCGCCGAAACAAGCAAAATGGATATTAGATAACTGGATTAATGACGAACCTGTTTTTTGATCCGCATACTTGACAACACCGCTACTCTTGGATTACGATTACCGCACTACTTAAATCCAGCGGTTATCCGCACCCGACAGCATAGCGGTTTTTTTATGCCTAAAATTTAAATCTACAGATCTGTAGATTTATAAAATCCTCAGATCTGAGGATTTACAATGGACGGGTCGAGAGAGCCAAATAAAATACCTTCGGGGAATAAGCTCCGCCGACTGGATTCGGTAGTTGAAGCCCGTCTAACCTACTACGGTTAGACGATACACTAAACTAAAAATCCAGAGGCATAAAAATGTCAAATTTACAAATCTTAACCCAATCTATCCGCATTTTTGAAAATCTTTACGCATTAAATGATCTACATATTGCCAGTGGCGGAAAATCAAAACATCAACCATCTAATTTTGTGCGCCTTGATACCACAAAAGCACTGATTGCCGAAATCGAAAAAGACAACCAACACGCCTTAAAAATTATTCGTGGCACCAACGGTGGAACCTACGCCTGTGAAGAACTTGTTTTAGCCTACGCAATGTGGATAAGCCCAAAATTCCACTTGATCGTATTACGTGCGTTTTTGAATTTACATAAAAATCAGACCGCACTTTTACCGAATACAATTACACCTGAACAACAACAAGCGATTCAATCTGCAGTGCAACAAGCGCACCACAAAACAAGATTAAGCTATGCGGAAATCTATCGCCAGTTAAAAGCAATGTTCCATATTGCGAAATACGACCAACTGTCACAAGACCAATTCGGAAATGCAATGGCCTTCATCATGAACTTACAGCCGATTGCACTTCCACCGGTTGAAAAGAAATTCACCTTTGAATTTACTGAGTATGAATTGCAAACCGTAGCTTGGGCGTGCTTCGCATTCCGACGCAACAACAACCTGCTGCACGAGCTTTACAGCCCGCTTGCTGCCATCGGTTCAAAATTCGCCGTCGAAGCAAGAGATAATGCTGTTGAATATCGCAACACACTACGCCGCTTCAACGAAGTAGTGAAACGCATCACCGTCGACATTGAAGCAGATCCAGAAACAAACTGGCGTGTACTGAAGCATATCCGCAACTTTGACGAAAAAATCTTCGGCAAAGTCGAAACCACCATCTAAAACATCACAAAATCCGACCGCACTTTTCCTCAAGAAATCCGTGCGGCGGATTGCTACACCCTAAATTCACTAAATCGACTAAAAAGGAAACAAAAATGCAAAAATTTACTGATGTATTCGCTGAAACCATCCCATTTCTTTGTAAAACAGCCATCGCCTTTGCCCTTGCTTTTTTAATTGGCGGTATCGCCTACTGTTTTGCCGATGAACCCACCGACTGGCACAACAACGCACTAAGCGAACAAATCCAACAAGAAGAACGTGTGAAAGCCAAAGCACAATGGCGTGAAGAAAACGGCATCTATCAAGCGAATTTAACGCCACAAGTCAATGCTGATATGTATCGTTATGTCGAGCAAAAACAAGCAGAAATTAACCGCACTTGGAGTAAATAATGAAAGTGGAAAGTTACAAAACAAAAATCATCCGTACAGAAACTGGAAAATATTTTGGAGAATTGTGGGTGAACAATAAGCTGTACCAAAAAACCGCCTACTTTGCCAATGAAGCCATTGCAACCTTACGTCTAAATAAACGAATCGAAAATTTTAATGCAATGGAAAACACCAAAATTCCGCCTTATCAAAAAGATGCGGAAACCAATCAATTTACTGCAACACCGAAAGAAAGTGCGGTAGAAAAAGAAGTGGTTATAACAAAGCTACAAGGACTGACACGCACCCAGCCTAAAACCAACGTCAAAACCAAGAACAAACCGACTCCCCCCCGTCGAAAACCGTTCACCCCTTATGGATTAAACGGCTATTTTGTGGATAAACAAGGCAATATCCGCCTGCATTTAGACCGAAAAGCACACGCACATACTATCGTGCTAAACCCTGAAATGTTCTCAATGCTTGCCAATATGGTACAAGCCACACAGGAGCAAACCAATGAAACCCAGCGATGATTACTACTATCAACTTGATGCAGCTCACCAACGTAAAGTAGATTGGCAAGCGGGCTATGAAATCGCTTTAGATGAAGTCGCCACGGAAATCAACAACGATTTAAAACAAGGCGACCAAACGCATTATCACGAACTCACCGAAATGTTGTGTGATAACGATAATTTCTGGCTTGCTATTGGTAGCGGTGCAAGTTATGAGCCTTATAGACAAGAGGCGATTAAGAAAATTGCAGAGCGTGAATTGCACGCAAGAATGAATGATTATGACCCAGATTAATGGAGATGAGATATGGCGGAAATAGCAAACATTTTCTCTACAGAAATAAAAGAAAATGAACAACACAATGGGATGATTGATACTCAATCGGCAAGAGAAAGCCAAGAAGTACAGGCTATGATGGTTATAGCGAAACGATTCCCACGCGATCCAATTGATGCAATGGACCGAATTTTAAAATCTTGTACAAGAAAGACTTTGGCTCAAAGTGCGGTTTACTCCTACCCTAGAGGAGGACAATCAGTAGAAGGTCCATCAATCCGACTAGCTGAGACGTTAGCTCAAGAATGGGGAAATATTCAATTTGGTATCAGAGAATTAAGCCAATCTAATGGAGAAAGTACTGTTGAGGCTTTTGCTTGGGATATTCAAACAAATACAAGACAAGTTAAGGTCTTTCAAGTACCACACGTTAGATATACAAAAAAAGGAAAACAAATTCTTACAGACCCTAGAGATATATATGAAGTAGTAGCAAATAACGGCGCTAGACGATTAAGAGCTTGTATTTTAGGGGTTATCCCTGGCGATGTAATAGAGGCCGCAGTTGAACAATGCTCAGTTACATTGAAAGCAAATGAAGATGTTTCCCCAGAAGGATTAAAGAAAATGGCTGGTATTTTCTTTGATAACTTTGGAGTAACGCAGGACATGATTGGAAAGCGTTATCAATGTAAATTTGAATCATTGCGCCCTGCCCAAGTCGTCCAATTAAGAACCATTTATCAATCGTTAAGAGACGGTATGTCACACCCTAAAGACTGGTTCGATTTTGAACCTGAAAAGCCAATTATAAATTCAAGCGTAGATAGCAATACATTCGAGCAATGCAAACAAAGCATTGCGAACGGCGAAACCACTCTACAAGAACTTTGTGATAGTGGGGCTTATGAGTTTAGTCAAGAGCAATTAACGAAACTTGAAGAGCTAGAAAATCAGAAAGCAGAATAGTCATTGACACCGCCCCCACTTCGGATTAAGATATTCTCACTTTCAAGCTGTCATTTGACAGCTTTTTTTATACCTAAAGGAGCGAAAAATGAAAGTCAGCAAAGAACATCAAGAATGGATTAAACAATACGCCAAAAGCCATAACCTTACCGAAGAAGCCGCGTTGAATAAATTGATTGGTGATGTGCGAGAAACGCAAGAATCTGAACGAGTGAGCTTGCAACAGCAGATTATCGAAAGATTGCCGAATTTAAATCTTGAACAAATGCGTGAAATTCGTCAGCGTGTTGAGCAGTTTTATCCGACGTTATTTCACGTTTTGTCAGAAGCAATTAAAAAATAATTTCGCTTTACAACCCAAAATTCTTATATTACTATCCATCACAGGTGTCGAAACCTAATGCAAAAAGGCGGATAGTTCAACTGATCGCCATATGGCGATTTTTTTATATCCGTAATCCTGACTATGTCGGGAGGGCGACTAATACAATACCTTCTGGAAATACGTCCAGCCCTTTCCTTTTTGCAGGGTTTTCGAACCTCCCGACGCCACTGTCGAAAGTGGCTTGTTTAAACAAACAAATAGCAAAAAGGATTACAAAATGTCAGCTCTTACAATTTTCAATTTTGAAAACACTCCTGTTCAAACCATTGTAGAAAACAATGAAATCTTTTTTAGAGCAACTCAGCTTGCAGAATTGTTGCAATATAAAAATCCACATGACGCATTAAGAAAACACGTTGATTCTGACGACCTAGCAAAACGCGAGATCGTGAATACTATCAATAAACGTGCTCAAGTTCTCTTCGTGAATGAAAGCGGAATGTATTCATTAGTCTTGAGTTCAAAATTAGAGCAAGCTAAAAAAGTAAAACGCTGGGTCACTTCTGAAGTGTTACCGGCAATTAGAAAAACAGGAAAATATCAACTTCAACCGAGACAACTTGCACTGCCAGAACCCGAGAAATTCACCTTTGAATTTACCGAATATGAATTACAACAGCTTGCTTGGTTGTGGTTTGCTTTCAAACGTGGCGTCGGCACTTTCCAACACATTGAAAGAGCTTTTAACGTGTTAGGCTCGAATATGAGTGGGCAAATCTACGGACAGGCTTACGAATATTTAAGCGTGCTACGTTCTACCAATCAAATCTTAAACCGCATCACAAGCAATTTTAACATCGACCCAATGACAAACTGGCGTGTATTAAAACACTTGAGAGGCTTTAATCCAAAAGCAGTCAAAATCGACTTCTAAAACACCACAAAATCCGACCGCACTTTTTTAAGCCTGCGGCGGATTCTCACACCTAAAATCCGACAAAAGGAACAAAAAATGAACAAATTAATCATTACGCTCGTGTGTGCATTTGTGGTGTATATGGCGCACGCCCTAAATCTTAATCAAGACTGTGACGGAAAAATCTGTCACACCGAAATAATTTCAACCATAGAAGGAAAATAAAATGTACCAACTCAAAGCTAGATGCTCTGGCTTGGCTGATTTAATGGTAAAGCCTAAAAGCGGTAACGGAATATCTGCTACAGCAAAAAGTGCGGTGAGAAAGATAGTTAAATATGACCTGTTTGGCTATCAAGATTTTGAGGGGAATAAATATACCGAGAAAGGCATTGCACTAGAAGAACAAGCTATTAAGTTAAGCGGTCGTAAACGTGGATTACCTCTTAAAAAGAACACGGAAAGACGTGAAAACGATTGGATTACAGGCGAGTGCGATATTTATGTGCCAAGTCGAAAATTAATCATAGACACTAAATGCTCCTGGGATATTGGCTCACACCCTTTTTTTGCTGATGAGGCGGAAGAAAAAGCCAAAAAAGCTGGGTATGACGCACAAATGCAAGGCTATATGTGGTTATGGGATTGTGATGAGGCGCAAATTGATTTTGTCCTCCTCCCTACCCCTTATGACCAATTATCAAGCTATGACGATCCAAGCCGATACATTGACTTGGTTGAGCAAATCCCCCAAGAAAAACGTATCACCACCGTAACAATTAAACGTGATGAGAAAATCATCGAGAAAATCAAAGAGCGAGTAGAAATTGCTCAAGAATATTATCAACAACTCATACAGGAGATGAGCTAATGGCACGTAATACCAACACCGTGATATTAGTCGGTCATTTAGGCAGTGACCCAGAAATCCGCCAATTCCAAAATGGCGGGCAAATTGCCACATTTAATCTTGCTATAGGCGATGATTATCGAGATAAACAAGGTAATACAGTTAAACGCACCCATTGGATACCCATTGTGGTGCACGGCAACTCTGCTGATGTAGCAAGACAATATCTGCAAAAAGGCTCAAAAATCTGTGTAACAGGAAAACTGGCACAGGAAAGCTGGCAAGACCAAAACGGCAATAACCGCACCGCACTTAAAGTAGCAACACAATCGTTTGAAATGCTAGACAGTAAAGCAAGAAATGAGATGCAACAGCCAACCAAAGGTAAAGAAAAAATCGATCCATTGAGCGCCATGGCTGAACAAGATGATAGCTTTGACGACAATATTCCATTCTGAATTACATCACTAGCCACTAACAAATAGTGGCTTTTTTATTATCCAAATTAATGAGGTTAAAAATGAAAGAACAACAAAAGAAATACGAGCTAACCGATGAATTTGTTGTGCATTGGAGTGGTAAAAAGCTATACCGAATTAGAGCTCTAGTTTCGTTTGGCGTAGTAGTGGCGGGACAACTTGGTGGGTTTGTTGAGTCAGAAAAAAATTTAGATCAGTCATTATCAGGTAACGCTTGGGTGTACGGTGACGCTCTGGTGTACGGTGATGCTCGGGTGTACGGTGACGCTCGGGTGTACGGTAACGCTGAGGTGTACGGTGACGCTCGGGTGTACGGTAACGCTGAGGTGTACGGTGACGCTCGGGTGTACGGTGACGCTCGGGTGTACGGTAACGCTTGGGTGTACGGTAACGCTGAGGTGTACGGTGACGCTGAGGTGTACGGTGACGCTCGGGTGTACGGTAACGCTTGGGTGTACGGTGACGCTCGGGTGTACGGTAACGCTCGGGTGTACGGTGACGCTCGGGTATACGGTAACGCTTGGGTGTACGGTAACGCTCGGGTGTACGGTAACGCTTGGGTGTACGGTGACGCTCGGGTGTACGGTAACGCTGAGGTGTACGGTGACGCTCGGATTAGATCTTATGCGGTAATTTCCGAGCGTAAAATGATTTTTGGGGCAACTAATGTCGGTTCGGAAAACGGTACGCTAACAGTATTTAACGGCAAAGACGGACTAATTGTAACGCGTGGTTGTTTTACGGGCACGGTTGATGAGTTTTTATCAAAATCTGCCGAAGTGCATGATGATAAAACAAAAAATGAATACAAATTATTAATTGAAGTGGCAAAAAGTCGAATCTTAGGTGTTAAAGATGAATGAAATTAATATCAATATCCCCTACTCAAGATTTTCCGATATTTTTGGGTGTTATTTTTATGTGCGTATGAATAGTGGTGACCCGTCGTCTGTTACTCTGGCGTTAGATGACGCTAAATACAGTTGGCTTATGTTTGGTTCTGAGTTGCGAAATGACATTATCCGGACAGCGGAATCGGCACACTATCCTATAGTAGTTAAAAACTACGTAAATAATTTTATTGAGTGGGCCCAAAGTCAATTTAATGCACCGCAAGATTACAACACGGCACGTCCGCTTGTTGATGTGTTGCCTGTGGTTGATTTAAAACTGTACGGGGATAAAAAATGCTGACATACGGATCGGTTTGTTCGGGTATTGAGGCTGTCAGTGTTGCGTGGTCGGGTATGATGTCGCCAGTCTGGTTTTCGGAGATTGAGCCGTTTCCGTGCTCGGTACTTGCTCATCATTATCCTGATGTGCAAAATCATGGGGACATGACCATGCTACCGTTAAAAATCATAAACAGAGAAATCCCTGCGCCGGATGTGCTTGTTGGCGGAACTCCTTGCCAAGCATTTTCGGTCGCTGGCTTGCGCAACTCACTTGATGATGAGCGTGGAAATCTTACTCTAACCCTCATACATATTTTGGAGGCTATTGATTATGTTAGATTTATTGACGGAAAACAACCGTGCGTCTTGTTATGGGAAAACGTTCCGGGTGTGCTATCCACCAAGGACAACGTATTCGGACACTTTCTGGCTGGATTGGCTCAAGATCGTGAGCCATTACAACCAACAGGGGCAAGATGGACAAACTCTGGTTATGTGCATTCAGCCCGCACTATCGCGTGGCGAATCCTCGATGCTCAATACTTCGGAGTTGCCCAACGACGCCGTCGGGTGTTCGTTGTGGCAAGTGCTGGACCGCGAAGTGTCGCCAAGATATTATTTGAGCAAAAATGGGATTGCGTATCTTGCGAAACGCGAAGTGAGGCGATTGCCCCTACTCTTACAGCTAAAAGCGGACGGAGATATAACGATAGCGAGGTCATTATCGGCGAAAAACACGGCTTACGATGGCTTACTCCGAGCGAGTGCGAAAAATTAATGGGGTTTCCGCCAGGTTATACGCAAATCCCGTATCGCAATAAACCCGCCGAAGATTGTCCGGATAGTCCGCGCTATAAAGCCATCGGGAATAGCATGGCGGTGCCCGTTATTAAATGGATTGGTGAAAGGATGATTAATTACATGGATATGACACAAAATTAGCAAAGGTAGCAATGGGAGAATTTTTCAAAATCATACAATGAAAGATCTAATATTCCACTTGAATTAATAGTGGATATATACAAAGCAGTAAATCAATATTTAACAAACCCAATAGGCGTTCCAAGTGAGCGCCTTTTGTTTTAAGGAAAAAGAAAATGAAAGAATTTGATAAAGCCTGTTTACAACACAGGCTTTTTTGTTATATTATTCCGCTAACGGTGCTCAACACACCAATGACTCATAGCGGAACAGACCGCATTAAGTGCGGTATTTTTTTATCCTGATTTTATGATCGGGTGGCGTTTCGTACATATAATACCGAAAGGGAAAACGAAAGGCTGTCTATGAGCAGTGTTGAAGCACCCGATCGCCCTATCTCAACAGTAGGGTTTTGTAAAATTACTCATAGGATAAAAAAATTATGTCAAACTTAGCAATTCTAGACACTTCTATTCGTCAATTAGATAATCTCTTTTCATTAACTGACTTACACAAAGCTAGTGGTGGTGATGAAAAACATAAACCTGTTTTATTCTTACGTCTAGATCAAACCAAAGATCTTATTTCTGAAATTGAAAATGACAAAGTACAGATCTGTACTTTGCCAGTAAAAACGGTTCGTGGCGGTAAAAATCCAAGTACTTACGCTTGCGAGGAGCTTGTCATTGCCTATGCCATGTGGATCAGCCCACAGTTTCATTTGGTGGTGCTCCGCGCGTTTATGGCAATGCACCGCAATCAACCACAACAGTTATCTTTGCCTGAGCCTGAAAAGAAATTCACCTTTGAATTTACTGAGTATGAACTGCAAACCGTAGCTTGGGCGTGCTTCGCATTCCGACGCAACAACAACCTACTGCACGAGCTTTACAGCCCGCTTGCTGCCATCGGTTCAAAATTCGCCGTCGAAGCAAGAGATAATGCTGTTGAATATCGCAACACACTACGCCGCTTCAACGAAGTAGTGAAACGCATCACCGTCGACATTGAAGCAGATCCCGAAACAAACTGGCGTGTACTGAAGCATATCCGCAGCTTTGACGAAAAAATCTTCGGCAAAGTCGAAACCGCCATCTAAAACACCACAAAATCCGACCGCACTTTTTTAAGCCTGCGGCGGATTCTCACACCTAAAATCCGACAAAAGGAACAGAAAATGAACAAATTAATCATTACGCTCGTGTGTGCATTTGTGGTGTATATAGCGCACGCCCTAAACCTTAATCAAGACTGTGACGGCAAAATCTGTCACATCGAACAGATACAACAATATTAACGAACCACCGCTCTTACGGGCGGTTTTTTATTGGAGCTTAATAATGGAATTACCTGATAAAACACAAAAAGAAATGTCAGAGGCTATTAAGATTATGGCGGTATCGGCTTTCACCGAGAAAAGTCAGAACTTAATCCCTCTTGATTATGTGGCCGCTCTCGTTGGCTGCCCATATCAACATACTGCGAACGTTATCGTTAAGCAACCGAGTTTTCCAAAAGGCGTGAGATTAAAAGAGAAATCACACCCGAGATGGATAGCCGGGGAAGTTATTCGCTGGTGTAGAATTAACGCTAAACGTATCAAATAA